TATTTACATCTGAAAATGTTATGAGGAAGTCTGGGTTTCCAATCGCAGATATAATCATATCCTTGTTAGGATGTTGTGTAATCTGTAATTCTTCGTCTATAAGTTGGTCGATTATGGAACTCATGTATTACCACTTCCTGCAAGACCAGTAACGAGCCTTTGTCTTAGGTCCTGGATTATCGCAGTTGTGGCGAGCACGGAACGATTTACGGCGTTCAGGGTTAGACTTCTTAATCCTCATATTGGGATCACCGAAGTTTACTTTCTTAACATTGCCAGTCTTGGGATCTTTAACATAAACTTTAAATTTCTTTACGTCCCCACGCATTGGCTTGTTGAGTGTGACTTTGCGTCCTTGATATTCAGCCTCTACAAGTGTGTCGTCCCAAAACTCTATGTCTTCAGCCAGAGTTCCATCATCATAAGATGCGTCCTCAATATGACAATATTCCACACTTTCTGTTTTTGTTCCAGAAGTCAAGAGGTAATCACGGCAAGCATTCATATGAGATGCTGCTACAGCGAGTTTGTTAGTCCACCAAGTTGGGAGTGCTTGGTCTTCTGGGACCATTTGAAGAGCCTGGAGAATTTCAGCAGCATCTTCACCGATGGTTAATAGGTCGCTCCTAGAAGATGGGACATCTGTGTGCCCTGCTTCTTTTAGGATTTCTTCCCTAATAATTTCTAATAGTTGAGACTTTGCAATCTTCATCATAATTCTCCCTTTAGTAGCCCTTCAATATCAATTCCCAAGTGCTTTTGAAGAGCCGCATTCATTTGTGTTTTTACTTCTTGGAATTCCTCTGGTGTTCGACCAGTTTCAGCAGGCCAGTCATCCATATCAAGGACCCAGTCTTGCCCTGCGTCATCCAAAGCATTTTCAATTTTCATCTTAAAATCAGCGTGTTTTCCAAAATCTGCATCTCTATCGACAGATGCTTCTACATCGTAGTCAAATTCTTTTAGATACTTCCGCCATTCTGTTAGTAGTTTTTTCATCCTTTTTTACCTGCCTTTGATTTTTTGCCGTAGTTGCCTCGTTCTCCGCACGCTGATGGTGTGGGTCGGCACTTCGGATATTTTGCTCGTTTTTCGCCGCTTTCACGACCACAGGCACTACATTTCTTTCTGCCTGTCTTTTTGTCTTTGCGGCAAGTATTGCAATCTACCCAGCCGCTTTTGCCACCCTTTTCGCCCTTACGTCCAAACCAATCCCTAAGACTGGTTTCTGAAGAAGGCTTTTTTGTGAGCTTTCGCTTTTCGTCTAGCTTTGAGAGTTCTGCCTCTACTAGTTCTCTAATGCGATCACGGTCAATGTTTTCTTTTTTGCTGTTTCCCCAGTTTTTGGCACCGACTTTGCGGCACTTAACTAGGGCACCAGAAGCATAGGCTGAGGGCCATACTTTGTAGCGTGATTTTACCTTGTGATAGCAAGCGTCCTTCTTGCCTTCTTTTTCAGCTAGTAGTTCTTCTTCTACTATCTTTCGTAATTCGTCTAATGATATCTTCACTGAGTGCCTCCTACATGGACAAAGCAATCCTCAATAAATAGGCATCTGAATCAATAAAAGGAGCCTTTTCTTTACGTTGCTGAAACACCTCTCTGGGCATCTCTCCAATGTCTTTATAACCTGAAGTGTCCATCATGCGGACCTCTATGTCGTAAGCCAACAATGCTTTTACAAGTCGCATCGCTTTTTTCTGAGCATCAGCATCCAACCCAAGCAGCACTGGAGTATCGTTCTTCACAATCTTCCTGAAGAGTTTACTGTCTTCCCGAAGTGTTGAGCCGAGCAGTGGAATGCTGTTCTCACCAGCAACAATAGCATCAAACACACCTTCTACAAGTGTGACCTCTCGCTCCCAGTCAACCAGCAGTTCGTTAAAGATGATGTCTTTGTTCCCTGGTCCGTTGAGATAAGGAGGCCAGATATTAGGGTCATATGTGCGGGAAGTAAAAAAGTTACAATAACCTTCTTCGTCAAATGATGGGAGAATAATTCTATTTTTATATTCCCCACTTCCACAGTAGCCAATCTTCCAATACAGAATATCTTTTTCTGTTACCCCTCGTTTGTAAAGGTAGTTGAAGACCAGTCGTGATGACGGTGGGTGAGATCGACCAGTAAGTGTTTTGAACTCATTTGGAAGGTCAATTCGTTGACTAGTTTCTTCTTCCTTGGCGAATAGGTTGTCTAGGTCGCCTAACTCAATGTCGGCATCAAAATCTTTCCATCTATTGATGTGAGAAAAGTCGCCCCAACGCCTGACAAGGCGTCGTAAATTTTTGGTGCGGAAGTCACACGCCCAGCACTTCGCCACGTTCTTGTCAAAATTGACTGATAGTTTGGGCTTATGATGAGAACAGCAGCGGGAAGGGTAGAGATATTCCTTCCCCTGCTTGTACGGACGACCTAAGACCTCGTCAAGGATCTTCTTCTTTTTAGCTGAAGCTGGATCGTTGAACAATTAGTACCCTAGTTCTTGGAGTTGCCTAATCGTATTATCCACATCATCTGGATTATGTTTAATAGCGATGCCACCACCCGCTCGGAACTCGTTGACGTATTTGTCTCGGTCGTCAATCAGAAGTCCTTGTTTTCCGTTCCAAACTCCGTAGGGTTCTTTACTATCAGAAAGATTGACTTTTTCTACTGGAAGTCCTAGTTCTCGCTCAACCCAGATTCGCTTACCAATCTTTGAACCTTCTTCCATGGGTGCCGACAAAATCTCAAGTCCTGGAATGTCCTTGATGTAGTCCCAAAGCTTTTTGCCGCCACGTTCCCAGCCGAGGTTCGCCCACAAATCGACATCGTTCTCAACGAGACGATACATGAAGTCTCTCGTGCGGTAGTTTCTTTTTAGGCTGCCCTCCATATCGGAGCGAGCAATATGCCAGCGGTTGATCTCTACGTCCCAGCCGCCAATCTCTTTGGCTGCTGAGCGAGCAAGTTTGTAATCAGGATGATCTGGTTGATTTTTTAGTTCCTGAAAACGTTTGTTCATGTACTTTAGAACGCCACCCTCAAAGTTGACGAGGACGCCATCCATATCGCTAAAGACTTGGTACTTCATAGGAGCACCTCCCTTCAGCATTATAATAGCATATGTTTTTAATAGGTCAAGAAGTTTATTTATCTTCTTGTGCGTCAAGATAGGCTGCTATAGCCATCTGTTGCTTTTTCTTTTTTGATTTGCCCTTGAACTGTGGGGCTTTTGATTTACGGAAATCGTCAACATATTCGCCGGCTGTTGCATCTTTGCCAAGCTTTTCTGTCATTTCATCATCACGGTTTGCTGCATCTCTCTCAGCGTCACGCAGTTTCATCTTGACTTGGTTCAAGATTGATGTAACTTCGGAACGTTCTAAGTTTGACAATGTAGCAAATATTGAAGAAACCTTCTCTTCTTCCTCGTCGGATCCAAGAGCCTCGTTGATCTGCTCCTTGATTAGGTTTCTAATAATTTCTTTTGTTAGTTTCATAAAATAAATAGTTTGTTAACTATCAATTTTCATCTTTGTTGTCAAGAATCCTTTAGAATCTTTATTCTTTATTAAGGATTCCGCATACCTAGCAATAACTATTGCGTCGGCACGATCATCTACACCCTTAGAGTAGTTAACCCCATTCCTGTTGAAAGACCACGAAAACTTTGTCCCCTCTTTTTCGATGACTTTTTCAACTACCATTTTCTTTCTCGCTGCACTCTTAGTGCCACGAGGGAAAATAAGACCATAGTTAGTTCTTGCTTTACTCACATTTACTAAGATTGGCTTTATTCCAAAAATCTCATAACAGTTCCAACTCACCAAACCATTGAATCTAGCTAGAGCTAGCAAAATGTTAAGATTACTATTGAACCTGTGAGATAATCCACGCACAAAATCTTCGATGTATATTTCTGTTATGTTATATTCTAACGACAACTGGTAAAGCTCAGCGGCTACAGCTTCTGCCTTAGTGAAGGAATCGGGATACTCTTTCTTGTCACCAATGTTCCAATTGGTACTAAGTAGGAGTTCTCTTTTTTCTGTTGTTATTTTGCTTCCATTGAAATCAACTGTTTGTGTCTCAGGTTCGCCCAGAACACAAACACCTATCATGGTTGTAGATACATCAAGTCCTAAAATCATACCTGATGGTATCACATGTCTAAGTTTAACTTAAACGTGAAACTATCAATTTCTTTTTTTAACACTGGGTTTGCTAATTTAGCTACACCTATCAAATTTTTATCTTCGTCAAAAATTCCTATCTTAGTTATGAAAACTTGTTTTTCAAACTCTTTCTCATAGTCACAATAGTCGCTTTGTACTGTGTTTTTTATCTCTATGTTGCTTGGCTCTACGTAACCATTTTCCCCTGATGTAATTTGCTGAGTCCAGTGTGATGCTGAGTATGCTAGCCATGTTGGGTTCAGAGAATTGTTCGCTTCGCCAGCTTGAGCGGTTGCAAACATTGTCATAGTTGGGATTTTATGATGACCCTCAAATTCTAACGAATAAAGACTTGCTGTTGCAGCAGATACATTATTGGCATACTGTAGCCATGTAGGAGGCTCTAAATCACCAGACCCTACGTAATCGTCTAGATTGTCCCCATATTCAGAAATTGCAGCAGATGATGTTAGCAAAATAAAACCTTCATTATACAAAACAACACCAACCGTTGAGCCGCTTGTTGGTCCAAGTGTTGAGACTAATTCTCCATTTTGTTTATGATCTGTGGCTTGCCCTATCAAGGTACCAGTGTAGTAAAATTTTAAATCAACTGTTCCTTTTTCAATCCCGTCCGAGTAAAACACAGAAGGAACCTGAAGCATATTAACAGCACCAGTAACATAACTTCCAGTATATGCGTAACTATCGCTTATGTAGCGATAGTAGTCCATTGTGTTTTTTAGGGAAATAAGTCCACGGCGAGCATCCGCATATTCGTCTAATTGCTGTTCATAAACACTAACGCTTTCGCCAAGCACTGGTAGTTCTAATGGTTCTATATAGTTCCTACTGATCGAAGAGGTCATTGGATAATAACCGTCGATTTGAGAACCTACAGATAAATCATTATAAGCAGATCCAGTAACAGTATTGGAACCAAGATTTATTGTATTATTATAGCCATCTTTAATGATAAAGGGCTTTATAAGCTGTTGATTTACTCCGTCTCTATCAACGTTATACTCAAATAGACTAACAGATCCTGTTGGGATATTTCTCCCCAAATCTCTCTCTTTGTTTAGGTATGTTTCACCTTCATACATAATAAGTTCATATGATGGCTTAGCCACCATACGATTTATCAATATATCGTTTGGACCAAATAAATGAAGGTAGGACATTTATACCCCCTTCTAGTAATCGTTCCTAACTCTTAGTATTAGCTCGCCGGAAGGTGTCTTCTTGATTGGCTCACTAAGTTTAGCAACACTTAGCAAAGCATTGTCTTCACTGTATAGACCAACCGTGGTTATGTATGACACAGGATTGTCAGCAGCAACTTCTTTTACCCTCATCTTACTAGCGCTTAGATAAGTTGGGTTACTACTAAAGTTAAAGTCACCGTTGTTTAGCCTACAGAAGTAAATTGTAGAGTTAAGTTCTGTCGTATTATTGAAAGTAACGTTCTGCATTCTATGCCTGAAGGCATCACAGGCACCACTAATACTACTACTAACCAAAAGCGGAAGGGGTAGTAGACCACCAGAGGTCATCTCACAGTCCTCTACAAAGTCGCTCAAGAAAACAGAAGCTGTAAGAACAGCAACACCAGCTTGATAAAAGAGTAGACCGCAAGGTTTTGGAGAGGCTGTTGGGAATCCTGAACCTGTTGCGTATAGGACATTGTATTCTCCGGCAGGAGAATTGGTAAAATATCCGTTTGGACCGTCTTTATCATAAACAGTTAGGGTTTTGCCAAAAGGATTAGCATATGAGGCGCTAACTCCAAGAGTTAGTGTAAAACCATCCGCTTGTTTCTGGATTTCGTCCTTTGTCAGGAGTCTTGCAAAATTCATTGCAAACACTTCATTCATATTGTCTAGCACAATACCACTAGAAAAGTTACCACTAACGTTAAGACGATTGATACTTCCAGTACTATCGTATCCAGCTAGAATTTGAGACAACTCATTGTAGATATCATTCTTTTGCTCTCTCATGTCAATGACCAGAGATCCAGATAGAAGCGAATCAGTCACCCAGCCTGCTGTTAGGTCAATAATATGATTTGCAGAGGAACTTAAGTATGGATAATCATAAACACTCTGGAACATTCCGTGAGTGTAGTTCTTGATGTTTTCTTCGTTTGGATGGGCTCCAGCATATGTGCCAGAAACAATAGTACCTGTAATTGGGACAGACTCGTGAAGTTTTGTCCTTGTATAGGTAATATCAGTATTTGAGTTTAGTGTTTTAAAACTAGTTGCCATAATTATTTCCCGTTATGATGTCTGCTTCAAGAGTTTGAGAGGTATTTCCAAGCGTGAACCAGTTGTTGTCCCAGTTACTCTAACAACAGTATTGATGTATTTGAACGAGAGCGGCGTACCATTGATGGTTATAGAAGTTGTGCCGCCGAGAGTGTCAAATAAATATGTGCTGTTCTGCAACTGAACGTCATTTTGTGATCTGAGAGAGAAGACAAGCCTGCTTCCGAGTCTGCCTGTCTGATCGTTAAGACCTATCTCGGATCTTTCAACTCTCAACACGCCATCTTGTTGGATAGTGTCAAATTCTGGTTGTGCTCTTCCGCCAAGACCGCTTGGCTGTGAAGCAAAATATTCGCTGTTATTATTAATAGACAACATATAAGATGCTATGTTGTCGTCGTCAATAAAAGAAGGCTGGGCTACAGGTCGTGGATTAGCTCCCATCGTTGTAGCCAAAGACAACAACCTGTGATCCATCTCAACCATGTAACTGGTTTCAAAAAGGCTTTGTTGTTGTTCGTTTCTGCCGTACAAAACCCCAACCGTTAGGTCACCAGTATCTAGCCCTTGATCACAAATTAGTCTTGATTCAACAGACGTCGCACCTGGGTGTGCCAATCGGTAACCCGCAGGTGAAGTGCCATTGTTTGCATTGGTTATGGCTGTAGATGTTGTAGAATCTACTGATACATAGTAGCCGCCAGGGACGCCTGCTGCGGTAGATGACTCATTTTTTGTATTGAGTTTTACTACTGGTAGGTAAAGTAAAGAATTATCTGTGTATGTTACAAGACGATTTTTTAGAGATGTAGTATTGTTTGTGAAAGCTTCAAAAACTGGTAGCTTGAGAATTCTTAGATCTTCATAGCCAGAACCACTAGTTGGACTTGTATTATACAAAGAATAATCAACTTCGTCATCACCAACTGCAAATTTTGTAATTCTAAAACTGCCATCTCCCAGAGCAAGTCTTCGGCGACCTTCGTCGGTCAAGACGGCATCTAATATAATATCTCCACTATTGTCTAAAAATCCCATAACATATCCTTTTTGAATCTACCAATCGGTTCCTAATAAATAGTTCCGATTTATCAATTTCATTCATTTATGTTTGACCACCAATATTTTGACCATTAACTTTGACTCTAAAATTTAATTTCAGGTCAAACTTTTTGCCTGTATCTTTGGAAGTTAGTCTAACAATTATTGTTTCATTTTCTAGAGGCTGACCTAGGCTTGAACCCAAACTACGTTCTCCATATATCCCATCATCTCTTTGGCGGATCAAAGGAAAAGTTTGAATATTAGAAGGTTCAATCTTTATATATCTTGCTAAATTTTTAGTTGGTTTCTTAGTAGATATTCTTTTTGGCTCAACTCTCTCGATTTCTGGTACTAATAATCCCTTCTCAAGGTGTAATTTTATTCTAAATATTTGACTTGGATTTGATACGTTTCCGTGACGATCGGTAACCGTCACTGTATAAAAGTAGTCAACGTTTGGCTGAATATTGTTTTGAACGTCATAACACCTGACATACTCTGCTTCTATCTCATTGCGTAAGGTCTCTTCAAAATCTGTTGAATATCTGAAGACGTTTGCAGTTTCATTACTGAATGATCTGTATAAGTCTTTGTGACTTTCAACATTTAGATCCATTTGAGTTGTTCGGTATATTGTTATGTTCCTAACATCACTAAGAGTTTCGTTTGCGAACTCTAAAGTTCCTGGTTGAAGATTGTAGTTAGTAAACTCTTTTTGATAGTTATATAATTCATCGATCCTATCTTGATCGCTCCCTAGATTAATTACTTCTAGAGCATCTTCTCCCAAGTATGATCCAACTTGAGGATCTACATTAATCGAAATTTGTCTTGAATTTCCAACATAAGGATAAAAACTAACTTCTGGAGGAGAAGGTGGGCGATCTAAAACTTTCACCGATGGGTAAAAGAATCCAGATGGTGTACCTGGTAGAAACCTAACTTGTCTATAAAATTCTTTCTCATACAAAGGAATTTCATAAATCATAGCATTCTGTTCTTCTTCAACGTAGAATTGAAAATTTATTTTTGTTCTTTCCTGTAGTCCTGATCTGTTTAGATACCAGTCCAAAGCATTATCACAGTATTCCTTTGTTCCTATCGGTAACAAATTTCTTATCAATGTCGTATCCAGCAATGGAGCGATTGCAGAAATCTTATATTTTGTCCCGTAGACAAGCCGATATTCATAAAGACTGTATTGATATTCTTTGCCATAAAGTATCTGTGTATCGATATATGAACTTACCAGAGGTGCAACCTGCGATGATGGAGCGTTACCAATCACGATGTTTTGAATTGTTGCAGTGCTATTATCGTTCCTTTTCTCTATTCTATAACCCAATACTTCACTTGGTGTTATATATTCTGGATTTGTCAGGATAGAATTATATGCAAGCTCTGAATACTCTTCCGCTCTTCTAATTGCAGCGTTCTCAACGTTTCTTAGTCTTTGCGCCTGGGTTGTGCTTAGGCGACCAGCAAAAGGCTCGTCTTTACTTACAGGTCCGCCCGGTGTTTGTAATGGTTTGTTTTCCATCAAGACCAAAGAAGAGTTCAAATTTATATTTGCAGATTTCTGGAAGAATTCACCTAAATCAAAAGTTGTTACTGGAAGGTCTAATCCTCTTGGTTGTGCGCCAGTACTAGTAGAAGATTCTTTCTGCTCCCCAGCGCTGTCACCCTCAGTTGCGATATAAGTTGTAATAAACTCTTTAACTGATCGATTTGAGATTTCTGATCTCGCATCAAAATCTACTACCAATGACATCAAAGGGCTACTTATGTTATTTTCCCACAATTCATAACCTATTTCTCCAGGCTCTTCTCTGGTGAAAGAAATTTCTGCAAACATTGGATTTGTATATCTGTTTCTAGACGTTTCTGAAAAAACACCATATTCGCTTGATGGAATTACTAGGTTGGCGCATAGATTTGATATTTGAGAATTAGTTTCTAAACTAAACTCTCTTATACCATCTACATTATTAGAAACCACGCTACCATAGGAGTTAAAATATTCTGGTATTAGAGAGCCTCTAGACAGAGCAAAATTATTACCAATTCTTCTATCTAAGGTAACAGCAGTTTCATATCTTCTCAATAGATTTTCTGGTATGCTTCTATCGGGGGAACTGTATAGGTTTTTGACATAAGCATTAGGCAGTGAATTAACAGCACGTACACGATCTTCCTGGTTAATTACAGAACTTGAAACACCTAATTCATATTCTTTATAGTAATAATTATATACGCTAGATGCCTTGGCTTCATACCCAAACTGCTCTACATCACCTTGTCTTCCTGTTAGATATTGATTTGTTGCCTGGGTTGTAGTGTATGGTGTTTCTAGTATAAGATTTAAATATTCATACAAGTTGTTGTTCTGGATGTCACTTGATAAAAGTGCTTCACGCACTAAGTTTTGTCTATCTTGAGGTATACTTTTTATTATAGAAACAGACAAGACATACAGATAAAAGTTAGACAACAAAGCCAAACTAGAAAACTGAACTGATCCATTATCTGGAAATAGTCTAGAAAATTTATCCTCGGTCAGTGTTGATATGTTTGAGACCCTACTGGACAGGTCCAGTATCATTTCTCTTACATTCCTGAAGCTTCCTATATAATTCATCCTGCGCTCAGCGCCATTCGGTATTCCTTGAATGTAGAGCAAACTAAACTCATTTTCATTTTCAAAAATTACTCTGCTTATGTTTTCTCCTTCAGGATCATTTGAAAAGCTTTCAATAATTCTATAAGCAAAATCAAAATTTTCTTGTGTTTCGTTTGTCAATTCTCCCAATCGAAAGGATTCAAAATAAGATCCGATATAACCACCCATTGTAGATGCATCTTCAGTAATCATTCGTGCATCCGTAATGATTTTTTCTATCATCTCCGCCGAAAAACTAGCGAGAGTACCGTTTTCATCTAGGTAAACATAATTGTTCTGGGCTGCATATTGACGCCCTAACATCTCCTGGGTGAGGGTGCTTCCATTGCCATACCTTAATTGATCTTGAGAAGATGATATAAAATTCATCAAATCAAAAGAATCAGTTGGTGGATAGCTTGGATCTTCTGGACCAGGTGAACCACCAGCATTCCAAACAATGTGTGGCAATAGGTTTTGCATCTCTCCAAAATTAGGGATAAGTTCTCTTGCGTTACTAACATATAGTCTAGGATCAGAGAGCACTAAATCCGAACTAAATTCCGATGAGCCAGCAGCGCCACGCATCATAAGACTATAATCAAACATGTTCGTCTGTTTGTAATAAGTATGGAGAGGGTCTTGTCTTCTAGTATTAGGGTTATTGCGAATATTTATAAGTCTTCTAGTCATCTACTAATAACCTCTATTTCCCTGAAATTCGTTGAAAACATTCATATTATCTGAAACGCTTGTATTTCTGCTGCTTTCCGAGGAAGATCTTCCAGAAAAGTTCCAAGTGTTTCCTTCAGTGTTGTCATCTATCACACTTTGAGATATAATTTGTTCTTCGTCGCTTTCTTGTCCCTGCCCCAAATAAAAGTACTGATCATATATAGGCATAGAGAAAGAACTATTTAGTTCAAAAAATTCTGACACCTCTAAGCGATTGTCTGGGGTGATAAAATCACCAAACATGTCAACAAAATTATTAGGCTCTAGTTTTCTAACCCTACACAAGATTTTACCCCTGAACTCTCCGCTATTGACATAAGACATAACCTCTGATGTCATCTTTCTCCACTTGGTTAGACCAAGCTTTCTTGTGGTTGTGTATGGGACAACACCATTTGGATATGTTTCATCTGTTACTACAAGCGCACCAAAAGAATCAAGATATTCTACACAAGCTATATCTTTGTAGTTCATCCAAAATGTAAAAAAGTTTGTGAAAGACTTCATAGGATCATTTACCATTTTATATGGAGAACCTTCAGGGTCATCTGAAGCTACACTTACAAGGTCTGTCTTTGATGTGCTTGAACCTTCTGCTTTTATTTTTGGTCTACATGGCTCCAGGGAAGGTCCTGTTGATCCCTCAGTCAAAGGTAGAGATTCAGAAGTTGAAGTAATGGCTAGTAGATTCTTAATTTGGTTCGGAAGATTTACAATTGGGTCTGCCGCAAGCATTTCAGAAACATTCAATTCATTTATCCCAAGAACTTTTCTTAAACTAGTCATGGAATTATAGGACTTATTTTCCTTGGTATTGATGTATGTTTCAGAGGATGTTTCTAGCTTACCAAGTAATGACATAGATATATTCAATGGCTCATCATTTCTTTGTGACAGTGTAGACAAAGACAGCAAGCTGGGAGATATCTCTAGTTTATCTTTTTCCTTGATGGCTGTTTCAATCCTATCAATATATGACTGAGAGTCTAGCGACCCAAGACCGCCGACGATCGTTGCTATTAATGGAAGACCTTTTGTCTGACCGCATTTTTCTTGGTCTGAGGTCGTAAAGGTAGTATCCATAGTTGGACCAGTCTTGACCCTCATGGTCGGAAAATCTAAAGACCTTCTTTTCGTAAAGGTGACACCATGTTTCTGCATCAACATTGTTGAAGAATTAGAAAACAATCTATTACTTTTAGTTTGTTGATCCACCATTCCAGACAAATTTGGGTAGTTCTGACCATTGTTGTCTACCTTATAGTTTATGTTTACCAAATCATTGAATAGTAATCCATATCTATCCAGGTCATATTCAACTGTTGTGTTGTTAGTTTTTGCAAAACTAGTTTGAACTATGTTTTCTCTATTGGGGGTAGATATAACAGCAGGCGTAAAATATGCATAAGATGAATCCGAGAAAGAACCCGATGGTGCCTGATCTCCTGTTGTTCCAGGGGATTGGAAATATTTTCTAAATTCGCTTGTTCTATGATTGTCATACTCTATTGTTGAAATAAAGCCAAAACTATTATCTTGCAAAGAAGTTGGCACATATGTGATACCAAGGTTTTTATTTTTACCAACTTCTACAGTGTCTGTAAAGATATGATTTATTGTGCTTATCGTATTTCTAAAAGTCCCCAAACTCCCTCTATCTGGTGACTTCTTTACCATGTCTTGGTTGTGTCCGTAAGGATTGTTAGGATATGTTTTTTGTAGTTTTTTTTCAATAAAATCAACGCCTGACTGAACCAGTTTCATGAAGTTTTCAAACAAAGACACATTAACTCTGCCAAGTCTTTTGTCCATTTCTCTGATGTATACAGAAACAAAATCTACTTCTTCTTTTGTGTTGTTAAAGTAATTTATAATTTTGTTATATTCTGTTACCAGTTTTGCCATAACGTCATAAACACTATCTGGACTATTCTCATCTAGGTAGATCTGCCTAAGACCAGTAGAAATTATACCGTTATTTGAAACAGTAATACCCTCTGTATTCACAATGAATTGATAAATTTTATTTGTTTGACTCTTTATATCAAGAAATCTATTGCCGATGTTTCTCAATAATTTACAAGATCCATCATAAAATGTAATCTCAACTTCATATCTAAAGTTACCTGCTATTTGATTGTTCTTTTCTAAGTCAGTATTGAAAGTGTCAACAACTTCGAAGAATTGTATTGAATTATTATCATTGTCTGTATTTCTTAGTGTGACATCTGTTGTTTTAACTTTAGCTAAAGGTATTCTTGGGAAAGTATCATTAGGACCAATCAGAGAGTTCCTTGACGAAGTACCAAGAGAGTTGCTTGTTCCAAAGCCTGTTGTAGAGCATGATCTTCTATAAACCACTATATTCTCAATGGACGATAGAGTGCTTGGAGACAAAGGTGTGCCACCAGATATCATCATTTGTAGCAACTCTTTGTTTTCATATAATCCAGGGTGTGAACTATTGTCTGAAAAATAAGAAGCAAGATCTACAGCAAATAAAAGTTTATTGTTATTGTTTCTATCTCTATTAACCCATAGGGTAGAGAAATAATTTGAACTGCTTATTATTTTTCGAACATCGTTTTTTCTTGTACCAGAAGAACCAAAAACTTTGTCTCTAGGCGAGATATAATCTTCCACATTCAAGAAATCTGCTGTTGACAAGCTTGTTTCGTCAGATAGAGATAGAATATTACTATCCAAATTTAGTTGTATATTCTCTACAGTCGGTCCAGTTTTTACCTTGTTGATTGATATCGGAGCATAGAATGTCTTTTCACCAACCAGACAAACACTGTCAACGTATGACATTCCTGTTGTTATTGAAAAATCCATGCCTATTTTTCTGTTTGAGAAACCAGGGCGGTAAACATAAAGATAAAGAGACAAATTCTTATAATCAATTTTAGAATTATCAAAACCTAGAGAAATTTCTTTTAGATTTATTATTTCTGATCCCGAACTTGCTATATTCTTTTCGACATTTCCTGACGAATCCCTAGGGACTGCTTCTGACAGTGGGACATCGTAAAGCATTACTCCGTTTGGCAAGTTAGCGTCGGCTCCTATTTTTGTGTATCTCCTTCTAAACACAGGAGCAGTCAAATTTGAATTACTAGCGAAAGGACTTAGGAACGAGTTATTGGACAATATGTTATTATTTCCAAGAGATTTGGCAATAAATTTATTGTAATTGTATACATTTACAAGACTTCGATACTGTTGGTCGGAATGAAATTCATTATATCTTTGTGAAATATAGTCAAGGCTTTTAGCAGTATCTTTCGAAAAACAAACAATCATCCTCACTCTATTTTTTGATATTTGCTCTTCCAGAGTAGTCAAATAGTTTGATGAAATTGTAATGTTTGATAAAACACTCATTACACTAGAAACACTATCATTATTTGCTACTACAGAAACATCTTCTATTTTAATATTTTTTATTATGCCAATCATCTACTATCTCCCCTCTCTCGATGAGACTTCATCAACGATATCACATATATCAGCAGGACTACTTTGGTCTGAACCTCTGTAGGTTGAAGATGTTCTTCCTTCTATTGGATCTGTTATTTCATTATCAACTGAGATGTTTAAGTAAAATTCTACAAACGTATGATCTATCACAGGAAAGTTGGATCTTATTTCTTCATTGTTGCCTCTAATGTTTTCAGATAATTCTAGCGGATTTGCTGCTTGTTCCAAAAGATCAAACGAATTTGTTGATGCCTTATTTACAAACCCAAGAGGTCTAGTTCTAAAACCATTGCTCCTGCTCCCAGATATGAAAACTTCAACATCAAAGTTTCCGCCTCCATTGAATATAGTATTGATTTCTTGGACGTCTAATAGTATTGAATTTGCCCCAAGAAGAGAATATGTTCTGTTTTCGCTTTCTGGTACATCAAAACTAAAATAATCTGTTTCAATTGTTGCGCTCATTTGAGGTACAGTGCCATTTGAAGTATATACCAAACCATCATTGAGTCCAATATCAGATTCAGTTGTTACATAGATTTCCCAAGCTGGTGCGTATGGAACCCAAGGACTACCTTTACCAAGAAACCTATAAAATGATGAATTCCATTCATTAGTTTCTAAAAACTTTCCGTCAGAGTCAAGAGTTTGACCTAGAGAGACGACAGGAGCAAGGCTGCTTGTAAATTTAGTAACTGGTTCCGTTGAAAGTGATCTTGTCTTTATCCTGCTAACTATACTATTTTGAGTTTCTGGAGCGGACCATTTTGCATAGCTGTTGTCATAAAGAACTGATTCATCATAAAAGGCATAATAAAACGGACTAAATTCTCCTTTGGAAAATTTGTCCCTGCCATAAGGAGTCAACTCTATTGAGATTACTTCTTCTTTTTGATTTAGAAACTTTACCATGCTATAATTATGATCCTGTCTATTTATTCATTGTCGGAAAGCTTAACATTTTTAGCAATAGCTTCTATCTGGTTTACCAAACTTGTCTCCTGAGTGACTGTTAGAGAAGATCTGAGTTCCTCCTCTTGATATTCTTTATCAAGCTCAGGTCTAAATCCAACCTTTGCATTTATTTTTGCCAACTCAATCAAAGAACAATAATCATAAGGCCAGTTATAAGTTGGACTATCTAATGAATGTTTCTGTATGTAAACTTGTTTTGAGAACTCATCACGATCACCAAGGATTTTTTCTATCTCTTGTGTTGGAAGACCCTGAAGACTCATTAGCTCTTTAGAATTATCATACCCTAAAGCGTTTGGTCCATCAACTTCTTCAGCAATCAACTGCTCGTAACTAGTAATACCTCGTTGCTTCACCTTGAACACTAACCATCTGATTTCTGGCACAAAACCATCAGAGCACTTTTCAGCTATATCTAATAGATCATATCGTGGGTGACCATCACGAACAACCCCAAGTTTGATTTGTTCTCTAAGAACCTCAGGGAATTGAGTTGTTTTTTCATCTATATTGTCCCCTGGCATATAATGATCTATCGCAGAATAACTAAAAGCTATCTTTCTTGATATGTCTGGCATTACATTTTGCCATATATCAGCCAAATCTTGTTTTGACAAAGAAACCTTGTGTTCCATCAAATACACAACAGGTGTTTGCAATAAGTCACTACCTTTTAAAGCTTCATCGTATTCATCTGGTCCAAATGGATTTATAACATCTGGAACCTGTGGGTAGCCTTTTGGAACTAGTCCTAACAACTTATATGACAATGAAGGTGGCAAAGAATACTTTGTAAAGTTTTTACGGAATTCTTTAATTTTTGGACCTAGCTTATTTGCGGGGGCTTGAACATTTACTAATCGAGGTGAGCCGGCATCATCCAAGTAGAATGGAAGCGCAAGTATTGCTTCTGAAATAGAATTTTCACCATCATCAGCAAGCTGTCCTAACCTCTTTGCTTTCTTGGGGTCGAAACCTTTTCTCATAATCTCTTTTGGGTCAAAACCACACAAGTCTGCAAGTGACTCAACAGTTCTGCCAGAATCAATCACATATTTTGGTGTTTTCTTGACGTAGTGATACGATCCTGAGAAGTCTGTGTAGGGAACAGGCTTTGTCCCAGTTGTTACAAAAGATCTAGCAACAAGATCATATTCTTCATGCTCTCCTGTGGGAATATCTTTTATGTACAGATAGACACCATTATCTTCTTGAGGTTCAACTCCATATTGGTGCCACATTCCCTGTGTTGTTTGGGTATACTCCCCTGGTGTTACAGATGAAGAAAAGTCATAACTTGTATCACTTACAGGTCTATTTGGGAAATCTAAAATTGGACTTTCCCATTTTGTCATGATAGTCCACTTGTTTGGATCTGATGATTTATATTTGTTTCCATTGCCTGTTTCAAATTCATTATTGATGAATATAGATGCATCAATATCCATTCTGTTTAGCCACGCACGATTCCATCCATATCCTGGCATAACGGAGGATGTAATCTCTGCCCCTGTTGAATCAACAAAAGACCCAGAACTTATATCGTAATAACTTCCACTCTCATTGATAAAATCAACGAACACTTCCCCTCTGTCATTATTAATAATTTCATCCAAAGTATATTCTTCTTTAGTTCCGTTTGGCATAAATGTTATTCTCACTACAGACGGTCCATAGTAATATGGCGCAGTAAAGGGAGCGAACTCGCCACGGTGTCTAGGCCATGCGGGATGGTTTGGAACAAAACTACCACTAGCCTTTAGTGTATCCCAAGTGTTTATCTGAGCGTGTGTAAAAGTAGCTGGCCCAAAGGCATGTGGGTTGCTATACAAATTAAACTGATCTGTTTTTATTAGACCAATTTCCATCATATATGCTGAGTTCGAATCAACTGAAACTTTTCTCTCTGGAGAACTAGCCTCTTGAGATCCCTTTGGAGCAGAGCCAAACTGAGATACAAATTTTGTTAGTTTTCCATCATGACCATATCTGTTGCTCTTATTTTTCAGGAAAAAGTGGGGGACATTAGCTAAGAAATTTGATATTGACTTTTTATAAAGAAAAGTATCTGTCAAAGCAGATGGCTCAATAGATGCGCTAGCATAAACATATTGCCAATAATCTGTACTATCATTTGAAATAATAGGTGAAAAAGATCCCGTAGAAAGATAGTTTTCTGGTGCTAAAATCGAATCAAATGGTAAACGGTCGCCATAAAACAAAGCTTTGTTTATAGTTCCTTCATCATCAGATCCAAAATTCATATTCTGCAATCTTCTTGAATTGCTTGGCAGCAATCCATTACTAGCTATATTATCATCAAGTGCTAGGATCTCTTCATAAGTTAACGCATACAAGCCGCCATTATATAGCGGAGAACCCATCTTGGACAATTCCTTGTTAGTAAATCGATTAAATATCTCAGGATTTATTAGAGCCCAAGAAAGTGGATAGTCCCTATCTGCCCTTCTTACTGGGTAATCAACAGCTACACCCGATTTAATTGAGTTATAAAGAATCCCAGGAGAAAAGAAGGGTCTCAACACTGTTCTCAATGCTCTTCTTTCGCCCGCATTAGTGCCCTCAAATTGAAAGGAGCTTGAGTATGATTCAGAAAAATGTGTTGCTATTTGAAGCGTTCTATTTACTGGGTAAAAGCCTTCGTATGGCAACAGTTTAACAATCGCATCGCTGCTAATCTCAAACTGTCTAGGAAAATTATTGAAGATATAATTTTTATCTGATTTGTCAAATGACATAAAGTCTTCTAAAAATTGCATTTGATCTGTAGTTGCATATCGATCATAAAAGCCAGTACTGGTGCTGTCATATATGTCCCTGCTAGCACCTGTTAACTCTAGTGACGACTCAACAACAGAAAGAAAAGAAGCGTTATCTTTATACTCTCGTATATGTTCGCTGACTCTAAACTCTGGAATAATTGTATGATCTTTGCCAACCAGTCGAATATCTTCAACGTACTTTTCATATGAATTATAAAATGGATAAGATGGCTCTAAAAGTTGCCCTCTCAAAGGTCCATCAATATATCTTCTGCTCCCACCAGCAGTCCATTTTGGTAGTGTATAAACATTCCCAGGAACTCTTGGCTCTGGTTGATATTGATTAGGAGATGAAATGTAAGCTCCAGTAACATGAGCCGTAGTGTGGACGTATTGTGCGGAAACTATGTTTGTTTGATAAGTTCCTAAAGTACCGTAACTACTCGTCAAACCATTCAAGGAATCAATAGCGTTTGTATTGTTATCATCTACCGCATAAAAATAAGGGGTCATCAACTCACCAGACCCAAGAGTTGATTGGTCTGCTAGAAGAACTGGTGTGTTGAAAGTTCCTGTGAGTTGTGCCTCATAGACACTAATCTGATCGGACCACAGAAAAGAATCTAAAGGCCATATAGACCCAAGTCCAGGTCCTGATGCCCTAGGGAATGAAGAATCAAAGAAACTATATGGAGATTGTTCTTGTGCTCTTGCTCCATAACCCTGAGAATTTGTAAGTCCAGTTCTTATTCTATACCATTGGCTATTATATTGTTCTGAGGTTTCTGATCCATCTATTATGTCATCTATTCTAAAGCTATAAAAGTTAGAGAATATAAGATAACCAGAATCTGTTGAAGTTAGTATACTTTTGTTATCTCTCCAAAAGTTGTTGTCAAAAGATAAACGAGACCTAGACCCTGACATATAAGTGTATTGATCTTTTGGATAAATCGTTTCTTCGTATATGAATTGCTTTATGGTTTTTATATCATTTAGATCACGAGATAATTCATCAGAAGCTTGTTCTCTAAGTAATTCGTATGGTCTCTTCACTTTCCCGAAAGAATGCTTTGGACTACCCAATATCTCGGTGTTTAAATCTTGGTTAGCAAACCCGAGAAGCGAAGTACCATAAGAATAATCAACACCAACATCTATATCAGTTTTTTTACCAGTCTCTTCGGAGACTACCGAGGTTGTTATAGTGTGCCTAAGCGGCTTGTATTTAGAACTTATTGGGGACTCGTAAAATCTCTTAGAATAAAAAGATGTTCTAGAGTTCCCTGTTTGGTCAAATGAGACTCTCTGAAATGTTGATGGGTCAAACTTTTTCGATGGAGAATCTTTACCTAATGTTTCAAAAGAAACTGTTTTAGGAGAAATCTCATAGAGATTATTTTTTCTGTAAAATCTTGCAACATTTTTATTTGCTGCTCTAAGCTGGGTCCACGGAGCACTATACTCTGTTCCGTAATCAGTCCAAATAAAGTGCGGTAATCCATCAGACCCTGTGAAAACAGATGGTCCATAATAAGTACCAAAAGCATCAGACCCGCCAGTAAAATCTGTCGTTGTGGCTGCTCCACCTATAACATTACCAGCTATTGTTGTATTCCCGCCAGAACCAGCAGTCCCTTGTGTCAACTGAACTATTGCGCTTGGAATAAAAACAGGTGTTGGTATAATGTCTAGATTACCATCAACATTAGCTTGAGCGACCCCTAGTCTAATTACTTCTGCATATTCAGTTGCTTGTGTGTACCCATTAATACCTAGTTGATATTCTGTTGGTCCGACTTGAACAACGGAGTCTCCAGCTTTCGAACTAAGAAATGTAAATTCTACTGTATTAGGTGTAGATTCATTATCGGTAAGTTCAAGGACTTTTGTGTTCCAATCTGCCTCAAGCCCTGATCCTGCTGTAACTGTTCCTGCGGCATTTACAGCAGCGACTGGAAATTGTAAACTTGCTTTTGTTAGTTCCATTAGTGCTGGGTATCTAGACCCAGATAACACGTACTTGCTGTAAGTGTCTGTGTCGGAACCAGATAAAGAATAGAACCACTGTGTACTGTCTCCAGCAGGTATTGGTCTCATGCAAAAATATGTATCGTATTGAGTTCCTGTTACGAACGTTAAAGTTGGTGACGTCGTATCTATCTCAAGCCTTTGTGTTGAATTTCTTTGTGTTTTTTCCAAAGCTGCGACTGTTGTACTCGTCCCTAAGTAACCACCTTGCCCTGTATGTGTGCCAAGATCTTTTATAAAAGGCTTTCTAACCACAACGTTTCGAAATGGAAGAGCATTATTTGGAGAAAATTGATCGGATCTAACATCTCTAAACAACTGGCTGGAATCTGTTTTTGAACCAGGAGAAGAAAAACGACCAGCTATTATTGTTTTGTTGGTCTTTCTAGAAGCCACCTGTCTTGGTGCTGGATAATCTGCCGAACCTGTTCTGTCAAGTGCTCGCATCTCTATCGTTGTTAGGAATGCTGTTGGAGCATTATGAGCATAGTTTTCGCTATTATAGGCGAAATCCATATTTGTTGCTGAACGGTCTACAGTCTGTACGGTTTCATATTTTTTAATGTAGTTGCCAACAACACGGATACTATCAGATGTAAATAAGGTTTCTATGTTTTGGATATTTATTGGAGCTTTGGCTCCGTGTCCTCGCAAAAAATCACCCTGTGGGTTTCCAGCAGTTGGGCGATTCATTGACCTACCAGCAGAACCACCGCCAAAAGCAGGTGCTGTTATTTCACTTTCTGTAATAGGTGTTCCAGTAAAAGCCTCTCCATTATCACGAGTCCCTACAAAAGTTCCAACTATGTCTACCTCATTTGCAGAGCCACCTATTGAAGCAACAATAGGCAAGCCATCATCTGTGGCTGAAGCATTTAAACTATTAACCAAAGCTTGAGCTACGTGATTCTGATTTGAAGCGTCAGCAATACCTATGAGAGATTTCGTAGAATCTGCAATATCAGTGAATGAATCAAATGTCCCTGTATAAGTTACTCCGCCCAAAGTGATAGTAATAGATTCTGTGTCAAAAGTAGTCTCTGGGTCAGCCGTTGGAACAACTGTTAAGGTTGTTGAAGCAACGGAAGCGAGAGGACCCATTGTGAGGACAAATGATTCTCTTCTTTCGGAGGTTTTCATTGGAGCATTATGGCGGGAAAGCATACCTCCCACAAATCTTTCCGTAAATGGACCCTGCATGGGTATTTCACCCTGATAGGACTGAATCTTATCGTCATGAAGATTTTCAAAACTAACGTCGCTGACGCCTCTAGATATAAGAGACGCTTGGTACCCAGATGTCACACTAGAACTAAAAAGACTAAATGGTACAATTTGTTCGCCAACATATGATTCGCCATCCATTGTAGCACCAAAAGATACTCTCTTTTTAGTATTTGGATACACCAGGTCTGTTATGTCAAGTTCTGTATCAAAATCACCAATCGTTATGTCACCCAGATGATACTTTTTATTCTTAGGTTGATTACTTCCACCATAAAAAACATCGGCGAACTCTGCATCGTGTTTAAAATTTCTACTGTGGTCTAAGTTTCTAAGAGCTTCTCTCTGTACTGCTTGACGAGAATAAAGATTATCTCCAGAACTTGAGAGCGCCGTGGCATATCTTTCTGCTCTGTGTTGCCACCAAGATGCATTCTCGTTCTCAAGACCTGAGATAGGAGCATGATTATACTTCCAACTGGTTGGACTTTGCAGTCTTGTCCTTAGGGTACTTCTTTGGTTTGAGCCACCTATCACTCTTTTATTTGGGCTAGGAGGTATTGTATCAATTATTGTTTTATTTGCCATTTAGTAACTAGTCTCTAATTGTATATCTTATTGTCAAATGCCACCAATATTAGGATTGAAATCATCATTAGGAGGCAACCCTGGTGTATTACCGTTCTCACGATCATCTCGAACTTGTGGTTGTCCTGCATTTGGATCTGGTCCAAAACCTCTTGAAGGCGCATTTGAAGGCGGTTGCTCTCTGGGTGGTTGCTGTCTTTCAACTCTGTTTCCACCAAGATTGTTTACGTCAGAATTATATCCATTTGGTGCAAGCGGTCTTTGCGGAGGAAAAGAAGAGGGATGATTAGGGTCTCCTGCTACACCCATGGGCTCATAACTTCCGCCTATATTTGCTATTGGTCCAGAAGCTCCAACTCCCCAAGGGTAGGCATATTTTATAATTGGCGGCTTGTGTTGAATTTTATTTCTTTCAAGCGTATGACTCTCAACAACATTTCTAACATTGGGTGCATACCTAGCAGAAATAGGGAACATCTGCTGTATCATGTCACCAACAGCAGAATCTAACCACTTGTAATATTGTAAATATTTTTCTAGGTCTATTGTCTCATTTCTTACTTTGCGAAAGAATATTTCTCTCAACTTTTCCATCTTCTTGTAGTTCATTCTGTATTTATTTACAGGTTCACCAACAAGATTATTGAATTCTTTTATTGATGCAAAAAGATGAAGCATCCTATTTGAAATACCTCTATACATGCTTTTCTCTATTGCATAGAAGCTACTAGCTGGCTTTTTATAGGTTCCAAAAACTTGGTCGTCATTTGACATAACCTTAACCATCTCAGTTGAAGAGATATATTCTAAAGGTAAAAGTTTCTCTGAATAGACATATTGCTTCTTAGCTGGTGTGGCATAAGCTGTAAAAAAGTCACCACGTCCAGGGTGTTGCCGTAAATTGATATCACTAAGGACCGACCCTTGATAGTTTCCAATATACTCTGAGTCTGCTGAGCCAGATGACAAATCCAAGACTGTAAACCTTCCAGATGCGTCACTTGTTGTAATATCAGAAAACTCCCAATTTAAAGCAAGTGTCTGAATTGATGGTGTATAAGTCGTGATTGACCCTGTCTGAAAAAGATAGGGGTTACGGCTTGGATGTAAGACACCATGTGTGTCTGTTTCTTTAGCCTGCAAATCTAAAATATCGGTAGACAAAAAGTCAGACCAATACCTCACACTGGAAACTCTAACATCTGTCTGTACTTCTACAGAGCCTGTGAAGTTTGTTCTATGTGCCCCTGCGTATACTCGCTTAGCGTTGGATAAAAGATTTGAACCCGTTGTATATGTTACAGTGGTCGTCTCAGAAAAGCTGTGCTTTTTCTGTCCTAGGTCATAGTTTACTCCATATAGTTGAAGTTCATATTCACTTGTCCCGACAGCAGTTCCGAGAACACTATCAGAAAACGGATATTTTGTTGGCTTCAAAGTCAAAGAAAGGTTCCACTTTTTATTTTCATATACATTTCGATAAATGCTAGAAGTCAGAAGAGTATCGCCTGCACGATTCTTTACAACAAAAAATGCATCCTTAACTTTGTGAGTTGGAGATGTAATCTCTGAAAATTCTCCTGGTGACTTTACAGCATATATTTGCAATCCATAATCATCGTTTATGCTATCAGGCCAGGTAAGATCATTAGAAGTACCATCAAGAACTTTTGGATTGTGGAATCCAAACAGAGAAGAACTAACAACTTGTGGTACTTGGTTGCTTGTATTATAAATTGGTTGTTTGTCTGGAAACAAAAATTCAGCTTGCAAAGTAAACGCATACTGATCTAGATCAAGAGAACTGCTTATTAGTCCTGATGAATTTGATATTGAAGAATCATAGTATTGATATACAGTTGCGTCTGCGTCTGTACTTGTTGATAGCGATGAGAAATCAATGTATTTCTTCTCGCTGACTGTTGATAAATAACTACTACTTATTTCATAGTCAGCGTCATTGGAATAACTGTTTAGTGTTATAACTTCTTCCCCAACACCAAAACACCTTATGAAATTTCTAATTGCTTTTTCATTACCCTTTGATTTAAGAATATAACTCAAGTTATTATAAACATTCTTATAAATTGAATTCTTTATGTCTTCCAGGTGCTGATCAAAGTTTATACTTTCATCACGCTGCATGAATTGTTCTAATATTCCTATATTCTCAAACAATTCAGGTGTATCAATGCCTAAGTTTTCTATCAATCTGTCGTTATATGGAAACTCGTCAATTGAATTAGTCAAAGAGCCGCTAATGTACTTGTTGTACTTAAGCTCCCTTAGGGCGGTAACTTGGTTATAGATCGTATCAAAATAACTCGATATTATTTGAGTTATTTTTTCAATCTCATTGTCTGCTTTTTCTTCTTCCTCTATTATCCACGCTGGTAAATGATTTAAAAGTCTAGCATTGTTTTCATAATCATACCTTGACCCTGAGTGTTGGTAAGATGCTTTTGTGGAACTTAAGGTAGGGTTTGTGCTTCTAACTATTGGATCGCCACGTTCTGTTACAGAAGTTATGTTTTGCTGATCAATTGCTGAACCTGTGTTTCTGGAATAATTGGCATCATACCCAACGTACAAACCATTAGATACTCTCCCTGAATAATCTAACACTACCTGATCTAAGCTGGCTGTTTGTGTGATACCTTCGTTAAACTTATAATACACGCCAAGACTAACGTTAGCATCGTATTTATCAGACCCGCCATTGACATTATCAAACCAATACCTGCCAATTTGTTCAGAAGTTCTTTTTGTCTTCCAAAATCTAAATTCATCCAAAGAGGCGGATAACTTACCAGCACCCTCATAAGTTGCAGGAAGTGAACCTGTTGGGTTTTGTCTAAGTGCGCCGATGTTTCCTATCATAGTGCCAGTTACTTCATTTACAACTTTTGCGCCAGCACCATTGGATTGAATTCCAGTTTCGATACATACGCCGTTGAGGTAAAAGTCTAAAAGACCAACATTATTAGATGTATCAAAGACAAACCCAAAGTTTCTCCAAGTACCATCAGATATGGTAATTTGTCCTGCTGTTGATGGTACCAAAACATTATCGAACCCAGAATTACCAGACAACATTGTGACTCTAAATTGAGTTTCAGACCCTGAGACTAGTTCTATTCTTAGTCTACCATAGTCATCCGCAGATGTGTCAGACTGTCCGTTCGTTAAGTCAAATATTACTTGATTAGGAGACTGGGATCCTGAATCTATTAATTCGTTTTTCTGGAGAAAGAACTCAACTGTAGACCCACTTGGACCACCGAACTCCAGATTGGAAGTTCTGTTTTTATCTGCATCGTATTTAGTTCCAATATGTGGTCCACCTTTGATTTGGATATACTGATCTAAAGAAGAAGAATAATAACCAACTGAGTTGGAATATATTGTTCCATACTCAACTCCATTGGTTACAAATCCTGTTGATCTTGGATAAATTACATCAAGAGTATATTTCTCCAGTGGGTTTATCTCGTTGTAAAAATTTGTTTTTTCATACCCAGAACCATCATAGGGATAGTAGCTGGTTATATAATCAAAAGCATTAGTATAGTACTGATAAGCCGACCCAAACCGAACAAAGTTTTCTGGTTTTGAATAATCTATTGGTGGAAGAAAATAATTCTTTTTCTTTTGTAAGGCTGATAAATGTTCTGAGGACTCTATTCCATTACTTAGAGACTCTGGCGAACTTGGTGGCAGATACTTGTTTACTAAAGTACCTTTTTTCTTATTGCGATATAAGTCTTTTAAGCTGCTCATACATCATCTTCTTTTATCGTAAACTTAAACAATTCATTTTGCTCTCTATATTCACCTTGTAAATAGTAAGCGAACTGAATTCCATACGAATATCCTGGTTCTAAGAAAGATGTATCTAGTTCGAAATAACTTCCACTAACATCGTAAGATAATCGTGTAAAGTTATTAACAACACTGCCTGTGCCAAACGGAACTATTTCAAGATTGTCTATCGTTCTAGTGATCCTATAGTAAGCATCTTCTATAATAGTTGGCAAAATCTCTTGTGTTGCGACTGTGTATATGTTAGGACTCCAGTCTTTTTCTCTGGTAAACACTCTTAGTTTTGGCTTTTGCCCCTTAGTATAAGAGTTTTCCAAGTTCGTAATACTAGTGATATACTCTGTATCATATAATAAATCTGAAGTCTCTACTGGAACAGGCTCGTAAGAACCTGTAAAGAAATTTATTCTCGACGCCCCTGAGCCTGTGTGCCACACATCGAAAACTACATCTAAAGAACTTGTAGAAGCAAAAGAAGCAGTATATATGCCTGTTGCTATCACACCATTTTCTTTCAATAGTCCAGCGGTCAAGGATGTTACTGTGGCTCCATCTGAATCAACAACAGTGAGAGGGGAACCTACTGGTGTCAAAGTGCCAGAATATAGTTCTACATTCATAAGATTGTTATTAAGACCAGGAACATTAGACAACTGACCTCTGATAACGTTATATAAGTATAGAGTATTTATATTGTCATCAGATGTAGCAAGGCTGCTACTAATGTAGAAATTTCCTCTGTTATCTTTCCTTGAAGAATCCCATCTAGCCTCAAGGGTTGGTTGATAGTGATAGAATTCGCTAGTTCTTGAAAAGAACTTTTTAGAATATAAAGTTTGAGAGGATGATAAGTCTGTATCAGGGAACTTTATCAAGAACCCATAATTCTCTATCTGATTTGAGTTATCAAGCCACTTATAAACCTGTTCGGAGACATCTATAGATATATTCTCCAAACCTGTTTCAAAAGATATACTAGCAGACGTATTGAGACCAGAAATAAAAGTAGATCCTGTAACGTCCCAATCAACTGTTGATGTCGCCTTGTCCCAGTTACTATAGCCTTCATCTGTGTAACTGTCCATATCTAACCCACGACCTTCACTCCAACTTTGAGATACCATACAAAGATCAAGAGTGAAATTTTCTGGCAAAGTGTCACCGTGTGGAGCATTATACAAGTTCAGATGAAATTTTATGCTAGAAGAATCCGATGGGATAACTCCTGCTGTCATATCTGCTGAAATACTGTTAACAGGAAATTGAATAAGTATCCTACTTTGTTCTGCAATTTGGGCGTTGTTTAGGGATGGTGTATCATCAATTGAGGCAGAGTTTTGTCCGTGAATAACAAATGCCTCCAATATATCAGAAGCACCCATATTCGAACCAGTAGCACGAGTAATAAGGTTTGGCTCAAAAGCGTTTGTTATAGTATTGTCTAGTGTCGCAAAATATTTCTTAATACCCATTATCTGACAACTCCTATTATGTCTGTGTTTGGATACAAAATTTCTGCCGCTGAGTCTTGCGGAATATTGAGATATCTCCCGTCAGAGGACAAATTAGAATCTATATCATAACTGTAATTACTATAAAGACCACCTACTACGTTGTATAACTCAACATTTCTGGCATCTGTAACTCCTGGCACATCATTGAGGAGCCTGAGAATATCTGAAATAAACACGGACTCTCCTAAAGAAAATTTTATATACAACATCTTGTCGATTAACTTTCTGTTGCACCTTTCTAGAAGATCATATCTATTAACATCAAGATCAGCAATAACCTCATATCGAATTCCGATGTTTATAATTTTACCATCCAATATATCAATGGTGTCATTAATCATTTTGTATCTTTCTAGCCAAGTTTTTAGATTTTCTTTCAGGACTAGATTAGGTTGTGCCAGATTTCCATTACTATCTTCAGTCAACACGTACATGTTTAAGTTTCTCTTGAGAGAATCTTCGTCTCGCACAACGTTAGCTCTTTTTATTTTTCCAAATTTTGGGTTCATTCGATAAGCTACGTTTATGTAATCTTCTCTTGTAACAGCACGACTTTGTGATGCAAAGGTCCCAAGAGCACGTACTTTTACTTCGTCAGCACTAAGTGGTGACAGATCACCAAGAATTGCATCCTCGTTTTCTACCTCTATAGAACCAAGCATAGTTGATATAACAGTCTCAGATAACAATGATCTGTTGCGAAACAAAAGACTTGGACTTATGATGCCCGTTATTGTGCCAACAGAAGCATTTGAGACAGGTGTTGTATTTGCAGTATAACTAATTGTCAAAGTAGTGTTAGTAGGCACAACACCGAATTTGTCTGTCTTGATAAGATTAGTAGGATCAAATGTTTCATCTGTAACGTATGGTTTGCCACTAACATTCAGAACAACATCTGCTGGGTCTGCTAATAAATTTCCAGTAATGTTATCCTCAGACCCATAACCAAATTGAACATGTGTTCTGTTTTCTAAATCATGCTCCACTACAAATCTTCTTGGGACTGGCTTCAACCTCATTGTATAGGGCACAGTTTCTCTAGAGTTATCGTCTGTGTTTTTTACTTGTGCGACAACTACATCTTGAGATAGGTTATCAACTTCATAATATTCATGACCTTGAGAATCTTTGATGGATAATATCTCTGTAATATTTGATCTATCAAGAGTAAGTTTTAAAAATCTTTCGTAGTTACCAACTTCTATTTGTTCTTGGTAGTTTTGACCTGACATTACTTCGCCAAATGCTTTTACCGCAAAGTATGTTGGGTTACCTGTTGTTTCATCTGTTCTTGCAACAGTTAGCTCGTTGTTTGGATCAGTAAAATCAACATCAGCTATTAAAGTATATACAGATCCATTTTCACTGCTAAATGTTGATCCTGCTTCCAAAATTGGAAAGTAATTTAAATCTGGTTCTCTTGAGTTCGATGTTACTGGTACAAGCATATAAATAGAAACTTGCCCTGTTGATTTGCCAGCGCCTTGGTGCTTGTACCCAAGAGTTTTTGCTAACCTTACAACATTGTCATATCTAATTGCGGTATCTAAGAAACTTTCGTTTGCCTGGAAGTCTGCATAAAACGAAAGTTGATCGCCAACATAAGCTACCATATCAAGCATCAAAGAACCAAAAGATGCCTCAGTGAAATCTTTAAATGTACTGGGATAATATCTTTTGGCGTAATTCTCTAGATCATTCTTGATACTCTCAAAGTCTCTACTAGTATAATTTATTGGTCTCTTAGGCATCGTTTTTTTTCCTTGCTTTAACTAGTTGTTGTGTGAGTTATTACTAGATTATCTTGAGCGTTTAAGGGTAAAATATTATACATAACATTGATCCTAACCTCATTGAAGTGCAGAGATGGATCCTCATCGCTTGTAATAAAATCAACACCTGTAAGATTAATAATTGGCATATAGATAGAAATTTGTTCTTTCATTCTGTCTACCACTTGACCGAACGCTGTTTCACTTATGTTCTCAAATAGAAACCTTCGTAGACCAACTCCAAACTCTGGCTCCATTATTCTTTCACCAGGAGAGGTCAACAATAACATCTTAAAATTTTGCTTTACAGCATCTAAAAGATTGCTGTTTAACTCATACGGACCATAGGTCTTGCTGTAGACTAGTGGTACTTTTGGAGATATGCCTTGTAGTTTACTCATTTGAACTAATTAGTCCTCTAAGATTTATAGTTTCAGTTCTTATATTTGCAACCCTACTACTGCCTTCAGAATATATTTCAAACAAATTAGTCCTAAAGAAGTCCCTAGCAAACAATTTACCCATTCTTATAGACAAGTCATCACTGTATTCTGGCGGATCGCCTGCGCCGCTTTGTCGTGAGGAACGGTCGCTAATGGGAGTATCAGATCCATATTCTAAATTGTATCTATTATTTCTACTTTCCCATGCACCAAAGTTACCAAGAAGATATCTTCCATAGACGTTTAGTAGATTGCCAACCACCTCAAAATAAACATCTGTTGTGTTTTCTGTTGGAACAAACTCATATAGTTCTTGAACTGTTATTCCCATTTCATCTGCTGCATTGATTATTGATCTTACAACAGCTTCGTGTCCATATTTATAAACGTGCAAATTGTTTTCCTTAAAAGCAGTGATCTCAAGCGCTTCGACTAAAGGATCTGGAGCGTTAGGATCTGGCACTCCTAAATTTTGCAGAAACCCTTCTGCATCCTCCTCAAGGTTATCACGCTCGGTTTGAGGTATAAACCTTCCCTCTCCCACACTTCTGTAATTTGAGTCTGTAAATAATCTTCTAAGAGTTGCTGCTTTAGCAGTAAAATCAGTAACTGCATTATTTCGAACTGACAATGCTTGATCTTGCGGTATTGGCGGAATAAAGTATCTTGCTATTACCCTACCAGTTACAGATCTAAGACCCCAAATGCCACTATATAATCTTTCTAATTCTTGCAAATTATTTATGGACAGTAATTGTTGTAGTGAAATTATGCCTGTACTATCAACATCCAATCCTTGCAAATAGTCAATTCTATCTAAAACCTGATCTTTAGTATAGTATGTTATAACTCTTGAACCATCATAAGCTGGAACAGATACAGGAAACCCTGTATAGATTTCTGAGAATTTGCTTATAAACTGACCTTTTGCGGCTGTAAGCAAATTATCGTCGGCACCAGCGATTTCTACTTCAAACCTAAAATAAGTGTCAGAATATCTTTCAGCAAATCTTATTGCTCGGTCGTAATAAATCAAATATGAAGCCACCTGAAATGCTACTGGGAAATAATATGCGCCTAATTTTAGCCCTAAGGGTGTTACATCTTCAACCAAACCTGGAAAACCTTCATCGTTAAATTCGATACATTCAAACAAAAGATCACTTACCTTTTCTCGATCATTTTCAGGAATACCAAAGAATTGAGTTGATCTCGGCGCAGCAGCATCTGCTCTCAGTGCAGACACTACACCCCTATAAAATTTACCTAACATCCTTCTGTATCTTCGTCCGTTTTCATTATTGGCAGAAAATAATGATAGAGATACTTCTGAGCCTGCGTGTTTTTGTATATTCCTTAACATGCCATACAAAATAGATTCTACTATATTAGCCATATTTTGCTCTGGTGTATTTGTTTGCAATATTACTGGATTGTTTTCAACGCCATCTAGATAATTTTCGTCATCTTTTTCTAGCCTTGGATAAACTTCTGAAATCGCAGGTATCAAGCTATAAAAAGCACCTAATATTTCTTTTTGTTCGAGTTCTTTTTTAATATTTCTAGTAAAATAGTCCGACAGCATTCGAATTGTACCAAGAGACCCCCAGGAAGGATATACAGAAGTGAGCGGTCTCATGTTGACAAGAGACCTTTGCATTCTTGTCTGTATACATTGAATAGCTGATTCAGCCCTAAATCTAACCTCTCTGTCTAGACATGGCTCGTCAGACTCAGATAAAGGCTTTCTGTTTAGAGCAGAAATATATCTTGGTAAATTTCTTTTACCATCTCTGAGAACAGCAGAATTATTTATTGTAGAGTCAATCCTTATTGTGTAGTTGTTCATACTCAAACAATCGAAATCACGCTCAAGCGCTGATTTTGTAGAATCAGCCGAACTGCTTACATTTGTTGTTGGTGTCCCAATGGAAAAGTTTCCATAAGTATTTTGAAAGTCTATATTTGTATTTAAAGGTAAGACAATATTTTCGTTTTGATCCAAAGTGCTAACAACAAGTTGATTTCTAGCATCAACCTTTATATTGTAGTTGCCTTCTGTGGAACCTTGTTCTGTGAAAATTCCATAATCTACGTCCGTCAGGTCTCCTGTTGACCCAGGACGATAAACGCTTGCTTCAAACCTATTGTTATTTGCAATATCAAATTCTGCCACTTTATCAGAATTTCCTATAACCTTTTCATAAAATATTCCTATCTGGTTCTGACGAGGTGTTAAACGAGTGTAACCTGTAGAACCCTCATAAGGAATTGAAGTTCTAGAGTCTACAAAATAATCATACACCACTTGAGATACATCAGATAAAAAGTCTAGTTCATTGTTATTTCGATCACCAGAGAATCTACTTCTGGCGATAGAGGCGTCGGGAAGATTTCTTTCTATTCTTTCTTGTAGTTCTGGGCTGCCATGCCTTAAGGAATAGTAAGCAATATCCCAAACATCGTAATGATTTTGAGTAGGGGTTCTATATTGAGGAATTGGAATCCTAGGAGGACGAGCCGTTATAAAATTATTTACATGACTCTGTGTTTGGTTCCCAACTGTCTCTATTATATTACTTCCTAGTAGCTCTGCCACGTCATCCTCGTTTCGAAATCTAGCAGCTTGGTTAGCAACATAAATTTCACCACCATAATTCGCTGGTGTTATGTAATTTGCAAATCTTACTACCTGGTTGACTTCCCCAGGCACAAAAGAAGGTCTATAATATACTTGACTAATCGGAACTTGTCTGAGTGTTGGAAAAATTTGAAAAAATAACTCAACACCCAGTTGTGTGTGGTAAAGATTAAACTCTGGTGGCTTTTCTGGTGCGGGGTCTTTGCCAAATAGGTCATCAAATAAGCTAGCAAGCCAGTTTGCCACATAGTTACTCAAGTTAGCTATTTCTCTTAGAAGATCATCGTACCACGTCATAAGAGGAAGCGAAGCAATCAATTCTTCAAGTTCAGTCCTAATCCTTAATGCATCTCTAAGCCAATCACAAAGATTGTTGATCTTATTTATTTTATCGCTAACTAAGAAACTATATTGTGCTGCTGCGTCATCAACATCTAGTTGTAAAGCAAGAGGATTTATAAATCCTTCCCTGTCAGCACAATATGCCTCTAATGGAGTAAGACCTCGATCAGAGTTTATATCCCCAGAAAATGCTCCTATCTCTAAAAAGAAATCAGAAATTTTTTGCTCTGTAATTTCAAAATTCTTATACACATCTGGAACAATGATTACTTCTTCTGGTTCAGCCTCCGCAAACTGTTGATAGGTTCTAGTATATGTGAACCCCTTAGCTGTTTCTGGGTTTCCTAAACTCTCGTATAAATGTTCCAAGAGTACTAAAGGTGCCTCACCACTTAATAGTTGTTCTGCTTCCGCTGGTGTTACCATATTGGAGACATCTAATATAAATCTTTTTATTTGCGATAATCTTGGAGGTGTTTTTGTGACTTGTTCGGTGCCATCTACAACCTCCCTTTTGTAGTTAAAGATGTTTGATTTTTCAGCAGCAGCAACAAGATCGACCTCTGTCACATAGTCATTTATATCTGCAAGACCATAACTATAAAGTTTTATTGGATCTGAAAGTTGTTCTTCTGGTGTAGCACAACCAAGCACTGCATTCAAAACATCTTTCGCTATCCCAGCGACAACTGATTTCAGGAAATTCAGTATGATTGTTTCAATTGCTTTTTGATATAAGTCTGACTGTCTTGTCTTTAGACCAATCATTTTTGTTTTCTTTAGCTCTATCTTGATTGGCTTATCAAGTGTCTCTCTAACTAGTTGATTCGCAACAGGGGGTGCGCCAACTGGATCTAAGAAATTATCTTCTATAAAGTCACCCAGCACGTCCAAAGAGCAGGAAATCTGTTCGTTTATATATTTTTCTATATCTCGTCTAGCCCTATTTTGATCGACAAAGTAAGAGTTAGGGTCGTCTGACGCATAAACCGAATAACTCGATAAGAAAGCTGCTGTTTCAGCGTCTACTATCGCTTCTTGTTTTAGAAGAATTATTGTTTGTCTTATGAGTGACCTAATTTTTGTTTTAGAAGTACTAGCCTGCCAAAAAGCCAAAGCATATTTAGCTGCTTTAGCTTGACCTGTATCACAATCTATAGTAGATAAAGTCGAAGCAATCCTATACTTTAAGTCTCTTTTAGAAAACATCTGTTGATAAAGATTTAGATTTTCCCCAGGTGCAGATAGATCTGTCAACAACTCGAAAACATTCTTTTTCCTCTTGTTAATCAGGTTTAATCTTTTTTGGTCGAAAGCTCTGTTTGCCTGGATCGCACTTATATCAATAGATGGATAGGCATAGGTACTTAAGAAGTTGAGAACATCTACTTTTCTTGATTGAGAAGTTATTACAGATTCGTTATAAATCTCAGATGAGTTGCTTATAAATGAGAAACTTGTTGAAGTCAACAATGAAAAAGCATTCAAAACTCTTAGAACTTCTTCTGTATTGTTCAAATAAATTCTGTTGCCACATCCGTGAGCATAAAAATTACCATTGACGCAGATATGGTCTAAAGTATAATCTTCACTAAAATACATCTCCAAAAGATCTTCGTCTTGTATAGAGATTTGGTTATAGTTGTAAAACAACGCCAATAGATCAAAGAAAGAGTTTAGTCGATCTACTTCTTTTTCTAAATCAATATTTGAAATCATGGATGGAGTAATATTACTTTCAATCAAATCTGATTCATAACCCCTTAGGGCGCTTCTTACATAAGACATATCTCTTAGTAATTCTTCGACAACAAACTTCTTACTGAATGAGCTTTTGTTAACCAAAATATCATCGGACAGATCACTATGTTTGATTATCCTTCTTGCTTTCTCAAGAGGAGATAAACTATAATCTTGGAACGATGGCAAATTCAAATCACTACTTTCGTCTAACGGGAGCAGTGTTATAATTCTAGATGGTATCTTTACTGCGTACATCCATCTAGAGCCTGGTCTTGTATCTTTAAAAGTCAATAGAGGAAACTTTGTTGGCGGAAATCCGATTTTTCTCGCAACAACATCAAAGTTATCACTAGAATATCGACCAGTCATCTTTAGTATCTCTCTCAATGCCTTATTCATAAGAGACCGATAATTATCTTTTATCGCTTGAGGAGATGAGTACCAAACAGAATTTATATCATCTTGAGATATAGGACCACCTCCAAACAGAGTGCCAGACAAAGCAGTAATAATAGATTCTGTTTCTTCATTATTTATTTGTAGTTCTAAAGTCCTTTTCATCTGACTCATCGTACTAAGAGTCCCTATGAGATCATTTGAAATATCATTGGTTCTAGCTGTAAAATAGTAATGAGAATCAGCAGAGTTATAATAGGTTCTGTTTGACTCGTCCCCTGGTTCGCAATTATTTCTCCAGTCATATAGATCTACATTCGTGTCTGATCCAACATAAGTACTAATATCAGGTGGTAAGTCCAACAAGTCTAAGCCAACGTCTGTACTATACTGTATGGTTTCAAGACCGAGAGAAGTTCTTAGTTTATTCTTATAGATCCTTGAGTGATTACTCGGTATAGAGATGAGTTTTGCAATTTCTTCCTCTTGCTGATATTCCCTAAGGTAATATTCTGGAGAAGATAATGTAGAGTACTCTTCAAGAACATCTAGACCATTAAGTCTAGAAACTAGTCTTCTTAATTCTCCTAATGATTCCTCAATGCTGATAGGTTGCGGTGTTTGGTCTACCAGTTTTCCATTTTGTGGGTAAAGAGCAAAGTAAGCCCTAAAATCAGCTAGTGTTATTTCAACACTTTGGTCTTGTATGATCGTTCCAGGTTCTGGAAATTTAAAGAAATAAAGATAGCTTTCATGTATAGCATCTATAATAAATTTCTTTGTTTCATTTCCATAATCGTACTCAACACCACTTCGATAACTATCATTATAGTTTTCTGGAAATGGGTTTACGATTGATTTTTGTCTATCTGATAAACTTATTATAGCCATTTCATTTACTTAGTTTACATTATTATATTTGCTTCTAAAATCATAATATGCAAAAGGATTGCTTTTGCTGTAATTTAACTTATGTAGAGCAAAGTTTTTCTGCTGAATTGATAGGTTGATAATTTCAATTGGAAGCCTCTGTATCAAAGATTGCAATTTGATCGCAGATGCAGTACCAGCACCTGGGATTAGAGACATAACTGCTGTTACCAAAAGCTCCAAAGTAAATGACGTAGAAGAGTGTAAATCAGATATCAAATCAGCTAAGTTATCTAACACCGCAGCCAAATCGTCACCCTTGACCATTGGCTGGAGGTCGCTGTCATCATTCCCAGCAATAAGGTCAATCCCCTGAATATTGTCTTTTATCAACATTCCAGACGCACCGTTATATGAATCGCCGCCAGTAACTAACTTGATACCCTCTCTACCAATCAGTCTAACAGAGTCTGCTTTTATTGCAATCGCAGATCTATTTGTCAGATTTCCCACTCTACCTTTTGCTAGATTAAAATATTCTTTACCATCAATGTCTGCCCTCTGAGAGATGTAAATTCTAGCTGCGTCAAGTTGTGGGCTTTTGTTTGTTCTTACTCTTGCCCCTTCACTATTAACTTCTCTTGCTAAGATTCCAGACAGTCCTGCTATTATATCGATACAACCAACGTGAGAATTTGGCTTTGCACCCTTTCCCTCTTCTTTGGTTCCTGGTCTATCTTTGCCTAAAATTATTATGGAGTTATGTTGACCTTTAATTACATTTTCAGTTTCGGCAACATTGTATATTGGATTTGGCTCTATTAATTGTGTCTGGTTGAAGCCAGAATGTGTTCTTCCTTGGTTTGGTCCAAGTTTTTCTTTTAGCTCAACTTTTGTTGCCGATAATAAAGAATCTGTTATGGTTGGTCTAGTAGGTCCAGTCCCTGGCGGTTGTTGAGGAGCCTGTCCTCTACTTGGCGTCTGTGGTCTTCTCTTGAAGGATAAGTCCCCCGCTGCGTCATTTGAATATCTTGCTGCTAGCTCTTCGGCTGCTGCTGCGATTTCTGCCTCAGAAGAATTTGGATTATTATATTGCTCTAGGAACTCATTCAATTCTTCTTGTGATAATTCTCTAGGACCACTCATTATACAACCCTCCAGAAGCTCATACTCATAAATCCTTTAGGATCTAAGTATTGCTCTTTGTTTCCTGGGTCGTTGCCAAGAATCCACTCAAGATGTAAGTGAGGTCCTGTAATTCTTCCAGAAGAAGCAGACTGTCCCAGCAAGCTCCCTTTAAATACTGGCTGTCCTGCCTTAACAATAGGGATAGCGTTAGGATCTTGTAGGTGACAATACCTCAAGAAAAAACTAACAGGGTCTCCACTTGGTCCATCTTTTGAGTATTGGTTATATTTTACAAGAACATAGTGACCCCAGCCTGATTCATAATCAATCCTATCGACTATACCATCGAGTGCGGAAACTATAAATGTACCCTGAGGGGCTTTCATGTCAACCCCACGGTGCATTCTTGTTTTTGCTTCAGTTTCACCTTTAGCCTTTAGTGTTCTCATGCCAAAAGGTGATCCATAAACTTTATTTTGAGTAATGACAGGCCAAAGTGGCTTTTCACCTGGTGTGTTTGTTCCTGCTTGGACTAATTCACTGCCAGCTGTTGGATTTGTGTATTCAAGCTTTTTTACTTGTCCGCACTCTTCAATACTTATCTGTTGTCCTGGTTCAGGAAGTGGTGGTAAACTAAGAATACAGTTTTCACCAAATGTTCTCTCAAGATAGCCTCCTGTTTCCGCCCAGACTTGAGTTACTTTCCCGACCTCTGCGTTGCTGGAAAATTGCGTTCCCGGATGATTGAATTCAACGGATACAACTGCACCAAACTTTAAAGGCGCTGCACCTTCAGTTATATTATGAATTACAAGTGGATGGAAATTACTAGTTGGATCAGCTTGATCCATTGGTACAGGGATCCAAAAATGTCTTGGGTCAGACAATACCCTAACTCTACAAAGTTGTATGTTATCAAAATTTTCTTCGCCCTTGATTGTATTAACAATAGGGGAATGTCTTTCATCCGCAGATACTACCACTGCATATTTTGCAATCTTTACGCCCTCAACTAATTTAGGAGAGTAAAATTTGCTATACAACCTCTTAATTGCCTTTAGTGGCGAAGTAAGTTCAGGGTCGTAATACTCTTGCCCTAACGGTTGACCTGCTTCAGACTCCTCTAAGAAGTGCTTAATACCTTGTGGATCAAGTAGATCCTTACCGTAAGAGGAGTCTACTCTCTTTTTAGGTCCATTTTTTGTGGTCTTGGTATTGTTTGTAGTCATTCTACTCGTTCTTTAGTATATCAAATAACTGATCTTTGTCATCATCAGTCAATCCTGTTTGAGTAGAACTGTGATCCTTCTTATAAACTAGGTTGGCTAGTTTTACTAATTGTTCATTACTTCTTTGAAGTGTTTCAACAAATTTAGCTGCTGTTCCGCCAGCCTCTGAATATCTCTCTTTAGCGACATTCATATATTCTGTTAGGTTTTCTAACAGTAATTCTGTTTGTTGTCGATCTTTGTTTATATTATCGAGTGCTTGCTCTATGAGCGAATTAAGGTCTTTTTTCATACACTAATTAGGGTGCTAATTAAAATCTCCTTCGTTCCACTTCTTTTTAAATAAGCGATATTTTTCTCTCATTTTATTAAGGGCACTCACAATCTGTTTAGTGTTAAGACCTGTAATCTCTCTCATATAAAGATAAATTGCTTTCTTATTGAATATCTCTATTTGTTCTATGTTTTCCATCAAAGTAATGACGGCGTTGAGAACCTTCTCTTCGTTGGGTTTTAGTTTTAAGTTTTGCCATGTGTTTATTTCGGACATCAAAGACATCCAAAATTGCTGATCTTCTAAATCGGAATAAAAGTCGCCACTATTATTATCGTCTAAAATTTCTACTTCCCTTATCATCTGATCGTAGGGAACTTCTCTTTTGTTCTTCTTTGTCTGCTTCTTAGCCTTGTGTGTAAACCAGTTCTTTGTTACAACTGAAAAGTAAGAGAAGGCTTTCTTATTCTTAGATGGATCAAATTTACTTAAGATTGTTGTAAGCCATATCTTACAATCATCTTTGTGTAATTCAATATTTTCGAGGGACGTAAACTTATAAGTATAAACAATCTTATTTACAAGCTCATCAAAAGCAGGTTGGATATGTTCTATATAGAGATCAGACCTTATCTGTGTGTCGTCGGTATTACAATAACTTACGATAGCCTCTTCTGTTTTTTCAGTGAAGTAATAATTTTTCTTTTTCTTTTTAGTCATTGCTTTCCTCTAAAACAGATTGGTTAGTGTCAAGATATGTGTCTAAATCTCCTACGAGATCATTAGTGTGTTTAAGAAGCGCTTCTAATACTGGTTCACCAAAAAACAAATCTCTATTGTAAACTTCTGATAGGTGATTTTCGTACTCCACGATTGATTCAAGAACCACCCTAGTATCAGAATCCATATTGTAAACATAGGTGATAAGCTTTTTACAATACCAAAGTAACATAATATTAGCAATAACTGAAATAGCTAATATCGGTATCGTGATCCATAGAACATTCATTTTTTATACACTCTTTTACTTATTTTACTTTTGTAGTTTTTTAACTCTTCTCTTCCTTCTTCTATAGCTTCTAAAACTTTACTTCCTCTTTTTTCCTTGCCACCATCTGTCTTTTTAACTGTTTGTAAAATAGAAGACAGGTTCTTCTTTATATTCTTAGAGCCACATTCCAGACAAGAAATGTCCTTATCTTTATACGAATGTCTTATCTGTGATTGCTTCTTGCATTCTAAGCAATCATAAAGATATAGTGGCATTATTCAACTTCGAAAGCTGGCTTTGTTGGTGCAAAAGTTGGTGGATTAGTTACAACAATCTCGTCGTCTTTCACTTCTAGATCCCAGTCCGATAGAAGTTCTGTAATATCACTTTCTTCTGCTAAGCACTTCTGCAAAGTCATCAAAAGGGCACCAATTGCTTGATTAGATAGTTTCATTTATTTTCTCCTTGTCTTTATCATACATAAGTTTTGCTAATTGTTTAAATGTAGTTCCTTTTTAAGGTTCTCAAAACACTCAGCAATACCTTGCCTAATGTCTATTTCAGCATACCATCCTAGATTATTTATTGGCTCAATATCTGCCTGAGTGAATAGAATATCTCCCGGTCGATCTGGAACATATTCAAATTCAATATCTGGAAAGTGCTCCAGTACTATTTTCTTTATCTCATTTAGCGATATGTTTTTTCCGGTACCAATATCAAAATATTGTCCGTGAAAATCTGTTTCTGATTCCATTGCAAAGATATTGGCGCTAACCACATCTTTTACATTTACCATGTCCCTTCTTTGTTCTCCATCGCCAGTAATAAAAGGATTACGACCATCCCTAATATACTGCATATAGTTTGATATGGCTGTAGCATATGGTCCAGTTGCCGATTGGTCTGGGGAATAAACATTGAAATATCTAAGAGTTACTGTATCGATGTCGAAAACTTTTGCATATAAACGGCACTCCATTTCTGATATCAATTTTTGAAGACCGTAAGGACTATTGGGGCTTGTACCATCACCAACAACAGATGATGACCCAGAGTAAACTACTCTCTTAGCCTTTACTTTCCTAGCAAAATTCAATACCTTGGTAGTAGCCAAAACATTATTTGTCATGGTTTCTACAGGGTATTCCATACTATAAGCCACTCTAGGGATACATGCCATGTGAAAAATAACTTCTGGCTTGAACCATTCATAAGCTTTATCATTATCAAACACAGATAATAAATCTTGATTTGGATCATTTTTATAATCAATGCCTATAACTTCGTGACCTTGATTTTCTAGCTCTTTAAATAAATGAGTACCAATATAACCTTGGTGACCTGTAACTAAACATCTAGTCATTTGTTTTGCCTCTTATGTTAGGATAATTATTTACAAACCACTCACAAGACTTTTTTATTCCTGTATCGAATTTAGTATATTTATTTTCATCCCACCCTAAATCAAGTAAGTTCTTGTTACTGCTTGGTTTTCTAAACTGTCCGTTTGGCATATTAGGATTCCAGGAAATTTCTCCTTGGTATCCTAAATTACTACACAAAGATTCAGCAACCTCTCGAATAGAGAGTTCGTCTGTGTATCCTATGTTTATCGGCTCAGATTCACCATAGTTGTCAATTAAGTAAAATAAAATTTCTGCAATGTCGAGAGAATAAGTAAACTCACGCCTTGGAGATCCATCACCCCACACTTCCACGGTAGGATCATCGTTTAGTTTTGCCTCATATATTCGTCTCATAAGGGCAGGTATGACATGTCCGTCTTCAAGGTGGTAGTTATCATTCTCACCATATAAATTGTTAGGAATAGCACACATAAAATTACAGCCATATTGTTGGCGATATGCTCTACTTTGTACCTCAATCATTCTTTTAGAGTATGCATACCCAAAATTAGATGAGTGAGGAGGTCCTAAATGTAATTGCTCCTCAGTAATTGGATAGGTTACACTGTCTGGATAGACGCAAGTAGAAAGCATCGATACAACTTTATTAACACCAGAAAGCATACTTGAGTGCAAAACATTTGAATTTATCTTACAATTTTCAGTAAAAAAATCACCAACGTAATCTGTGTTTGCTTTTACTCCACCCACACGAGCAGCTAAATGAATGACTGTATCATAATGCCCGCTTTTGATAAAGTCAAGAACTTCTTCCTCATTGACTAGATCAAGATCAGATCGAGTCGGGAAGTCAGCGTCAGGTTTCACTTGCTTTATAGCATGTCCGACCATACCAGAACCACCAGTAACTAATATTTTACTCATCGATAACTGCCCTGCCTTTTAGTTTTTCCCAGTCTTTTTCAGGTCTTACTTCTAAATTTTTTTCCCAGACTGCTCTGAGTACTTGTGGTCTTACACCAATTTTATCCATCATATAAATCATAGCATTAACATCTTTAGGAAAACAAGAGCCACCAAAGCCTCTTTTTCCATCAGGTCCTGGAACAGAGAAGTGACTTGTACCAATTCTAGTGTCATACACCGAAGCTTCCACAACCCTGTTATAGTCAGCATTTAGACTGTCACATAGTTGCCTCATTTCATTAGCAAATGAAACTTTAGTAGCGAGGTAACAGTTACAGAAATATTTAGTTATTTCTGCTTCTAAAGACCCACACATAACATACGGGACTTCTGGAAATTGCCTCATGTACATTGTCTTAATTTTTTCAAGTGATTCATTGCAATTATCCCCACCCAAAACAATCCTTTTCTGATTCTTAAAATCTTCTATATGATTTGCTTCCGTTAAAAACTCAGGATTGAAGATCACATCTATGAATTGAGAAGTCTCTTGCTGCAATCTATAAGTTGTGCCTGGAGGGACTGTTGATTTGACGACAACAATTTTGTTACTGTATTGATTAGTGGCAGTTAGCTTGTCTATTTCGAAAACTGTTTGCTGTACTAGAGATATATCACACGAACCATCTTGCCTCATTGGAGTAGGAAGGCAAACAAAAAGTATATTAGATTTAGATACTAATTCTTCTAAATTCTTAACAGTCGATAAATCTTCATTGTATTTATCATAAGTTTCAACTTTGTTTTTTTCGCACAGTCCAGTTCTGATGGAAGATCCGACGAAGCCACAACCAACTATCCCAATTCTTGTATTATTCATAAGTTATATTGTTATCCACTGAAATTATTAATATCAACTTGTCATCTTGTGCTTTGTGATATGTAAAACTAGATACCTTCTCAGAAGTTTCTAATATATTTTCTAGATAATCTTTATTTATGTAGACATACTGGCAAACTACTTGATCTTTAATAATGATTCTATCTTCTATTGTTGCAGTAGAAGTGGTTTCATATGGAAATCCTCCGTTATAGCGACTTAAATTTTCTAAATATTCTTTCTGAAAAGGTTTAAATAAAGATATAAATATTTCCTTAGATGCAACTCTAATAAGTTCTTCGACGGCTGATTTAGTGTCTTTTACATGATTCAATACATCATGGCAAATGACACACTCATAAGAATTATCCCCAAATGGTAATCTCTCTATAGGAGTTTCATGGACATCTATACCATTATCCTTACCTATTTTAACATATTTTGGTGTTATCTCAGTTGCTGAATATTTTATATCATATCCATCACCTAGAAACCCATAGTATTCACTAAATATGCCTGCGCCAACATCCAAGACACTTTTATATCCCCTCGCACGAATCACCTGTCTTGTCTCAACCTTGAATTGTGATTTTTTATTTCCACACCATTCAGCAAACTGGCTGACATCAAGATGGTTTTCCCAATAACTAACTTCTTTTTTTATTCCCATTTGTTCCAACCCTTAAAATTTACTTGACTTAGGTTTTTATTTGAGGCACCTTTCCAAGGTCGCCAAGGTCCATATACACTAACTTGAGATGCATCACTTAGTGCTGAAGCCCACCACCCAAGGGTCCCATGTTGAAACATTATATTATCAAAAGATCTTATAAAATTAAAATCTTCTACAATTGTTCTTTTTTCCATGATTGGTTTATATTCTGCAAAACCTTCAACGAATGAATTGAAATAATCGACCGACTCTTGGGGAGATACTCTATTTTCAACGGGAACGTTATAATGAAAACTCATATTGGCTAATTCTGTCTCATCTATAAAATCCCACTTAGGCATATCAGTTACGATATGAAGTTTATTAAAATCAAATTTCTCTATTGCACGTTTATAATTTTCCACTTGTGGTTTTGAATAAAATTCATTCTTATAAAAAAGCCTGTCTCCAGCCCTAAAGTGTATAACTAGGTCTTTATCTTTTCTTTTTTCTACCTTGGGATACCAAGATTTTATCTTGTTTATGTCGTCACTAAAGTATCGATAATCTTCAAAGTATCCTGACAAGATGAATGTTTCGTTTTTGTATTTTTTATCGAAACACATCTTATATGCATTTTCTGAAACCATTATACCAGAAACACTTGTGCTCTTGATGAACTTGACACCTAATGATTCTAACGAACTAATAGCATAATAATCTTCACTTGGAGGAATACAGAACACCTCTTGCTCTAGATGTTCGGCTAACAGCCTAGCTGCATTGTATTGAAAAAGGTTATTCCCAAAACCATTTGTCAATATAGATGCAATCATTCTATCTTATCCTAAAACAACATTTTTAGTCATGATGACTGGTTCGAACTGAGGGTGTTTATTTGTTAGTTTCCAGTTTTTACTTTGTTCTATAAACTCATCTATCGCAACATTTACACCTTGTTTGTCTTCTGAGTTTTCTAAATCGACAAACATATGCTTCACATGTTCATGTGTACTTTCTTCACTATAAAAGGCATCTTTTCCTGCGTGCTTACCATTATAATCATCAGCAAAACAGATTGCTTTTTCTTCTGTTATTTTATCAAAAAACTTTAATTCTTGAGACACTGTTGAATAATTGTGATCCCCATCTAGCAAGATACAATCAAACTTTATACCTTGTTTTTCCAGTTCAGGTAAATAATTTAAGCTGTTCTCAATTACATAATAATAATTTGGATTTTTACTATTTGTATGTATCTTGTTTTCAAAACAAAATGCAGGTCGAACTCCATTCAAGAATTGCAGTTGTGTCTTGAATGTCTCATCCTCACGAACATCAACTCCAACAAAGATAAAGTTTATACCCAAAGTTGTCAAGTTACTCAATAGAGGCATAGCTGTCTGGGCTTTATCAACACCAATTTCCAATATTTTAACTGGTCTCGATGGATTTTCTTTATAGACTGCCTTACAAAATTCAGTCATCGTATTGACATATCCTAAATATGACATTTTACATTTCCTTTCTAATAACTGGATCAACAAGTGAGCCATCATGGTTTATTAGTTTTTCTTCTTTATTCCTATGAGGAAATTCAGTTATAGGCTGTGATTTATCATAGCCATAAAATGGCAAACAAATGCTTGGTATCAAAATCGTTTCAAAAGAATTTATCCTAATGTAGTCTTCTAGTGCTAACTCTGGGCAAGGAAAATTATTATCGGTCCTGGATTCATCTTCACCATCAAGATATACGAAAGAACAATATGTATCAAATGTTTTTTGATTACAGAAAGAAAAAAACCATGGGTCCCTATGTCCGCTAGGATAAACTGTGCTATACAGTCTATTATCCTGTATCGCAAATTGTGACATGTCTACAGGCACTGGAAAATGAGAGTTATCTGGTCGTAGTCTTACAACTATATCATATTCAAAACCTTGCTGATTTGCATATTCTTTTGCCATCAGGAAGCCTTTTCGAATGTTTCTCATTTGATTATTCATTTTCCTTTTAAAATAACCTAAAGTGCCAAAATCATCAGAATCTAAATTTTCATATTCATCAATATACAAGTCTTTGATTCGATCTCCATAAACTGCTTTTATTTCCTCTGCTAATTTTTCGGATGGTATTGCTGTTGTTGTTTTATACTCTTGTGTTATATTATCTCCAACTGTATGCATAGTATTTTTATTACAAGCATAGATAAAAACATCCATGTTATTAACGTCGATCAAGTGATTGATGTGGTTCAAAGCATTTACTTTATAATCTCTAAGTTGTCCTGTAATAACCGCCGCTATTCTCATATTACTTCTACCTTTGGAAAATACTTAATAAATTTTAAAGATGAATTAGTAATTTCATTAGCCCTGTTACTAATTTCCCTAAAAAAGTTCCAGGCTAGTGGCACTACGACTAATTTATCTTTATCTTCTGATACTAATGACGTTGGGTTTTTGATTTCTATATTTCTTCCTGGAGTCATTAGATCCCATTTCAACTCATTGTCATCCACAATGTAATCTAAATCTATCTCAGCAAAGTTTAGAAAAGTATTACCTTTTGCGGCAGCACCGTACCCTACCACCTTATATCCATCAGACTTAAATTTCTCAACAACATTCCGAAAATCGTTTACAACACTTAGGCAGTTGTTTGCATACTGTTTATATGTCTCTGAATTATAAAGCCCTCTGTTATTTTCGTTTTGAATTTGTTTGTCTGCAAGAGACTCGTCTCTATCCCCTAATTGTAAAACAAAGACATAACTCCCACCATGGACCTCTGTCTTCCTTACATCCACCAGAGAAAACCCATTTATATTAGCACACATCTTCATCGATAAAGAACTAAAAAATGAAAGATGTTCGTGATAAATGGTATCAAACTGACTATCAAGTATCATGTCTGCTTGGGAAGTTTGTATAATAACATAACCATCATCATTTAGGCTGACAACACAAGCTTGAAGAAAATCATGCACGTCGTCAACATGGGCGAAGACATTTTGCGCTGTTATAAGATCAAACTTTGTTTGAAATGATAGGGCTACCTCAGGATTCCAATATTCGCATAATACATTATGATTATCTTTACTAAGTGGGTATAAATTTTCTGCTGGGTCAACGCCGAAAGTTTCCCACCCCTGTTCTTTGAATTTATCTAATTGAGTACCATCATTACAAGCAATATCTAAAACCTTGCCTTTTTTCTTGGTGTATTCTTCGCACAAACCTACAAAATCAGAAAAATATTGGTGTAGAGTCTTACTTGTGCCACTAACATATAAATAATCTCTAAACATCAAGTCTGGATTTACTACGACGCTTAGTTGTGTGTGAAAACAATCATTACAGGTGCAAATTTTCAAAGGATAAGATTTTTGATCTTCCCCTTTATGGTAACTATTGGCTAGAGGTTGCTTATTTAAATCCAAAACCTCAGTTAGATTTTCTGATTTACAAACTCTACAATTATTTACTTCTGTATATTCTAGCATCTGATCTGTTCCCCATATTCATGGAATTATAATTATCTACCAGTGATTTGGTAATACTCTCCACTGTCTCTTCAAATTCAAAATCAAACTCTTTTTCAAATTTTTCGGGGTTTATCAAAAAATCATACGCTTTTGCTTGAAGCTTAACATTTGTTATAATTTCTGGTGGTTTGTCGGATATAACCAATTCAGCACCTGTTACTTTAGCTACCCCAGATGCAATATCTTTGGCATTTGAATTAAAAGAAGCCAGGTTATACATCCCTTTGTTAGACTCATTACCTTTTTCTATGATTGTTTTAACCGCTCGACATAAGTCAGAAATACCAAGTATTGGTCGATTGACTTCTGGATTGAAACAAAATATCTTTTTGTTTTCTATCGCATTATAGGTCATAGCATTAATCATAATATCGTTTCTCAAGTTAGGAGAATATCCGTTGACAGTTCCAAACCTAAGTCCAAAATAAGTCTTACTTGACAATTCTGCATATGAGTCTATTTCATGCTTAGATAAATCATAAAAGTTATTTGGCTTAAACTTTGAATAAGATTCATCTACCACTCTGGTACCAGTGTCACCATAAACAGAGGAACTACTTGCATATATAAACAATTGTTTGTCATCGATCTTACCTAGTAGTTCGGCAAAATTTACCACGTTATTTCTTAGTGTTGACATCATATTATTTTCGCACATTTTTACACTAGAATGCCCGGCTAAAAGAATAACAACACTTTTATCAATCAAGTCTCCATCATTTATGGAGTTCATATCCTTGTCTAGATTATTAGGATTACAAAAGTTACCAAACCATTCAGTGTCAATAGTTGACACATCATACTCTTCCTTGAGGTGATTATATAAACGAGTACCAATGTACCCACAACCACCAATTATTAGAACCTTCTTTTTTACCATATCCTGTGGCGACCTCTTAATATTTCATAAAACATGATCCAATCACATGCCTTAGCTTTTAACGTGGTCCAGCCGTAATCTTTTTTACCTTCCCATGCTAAAGGTTTGTTTTTTTCGAAAACGCCATGAGCGACCCAAGCAAAAGGATAAACAACTAAAGGAATGAGCGGGAATAAAAACCAGTACCAATTATACACTACTGTAAAAGTAAATGCAATTGTAAACAACTGACCTAAGAAGTGTAATAGTTTACACTTTGGGTGTTGATGTAGTGTTAGATAAAATTCGTAGTATTCTTTCATATTTTGTCTCCTTACATTAGTTTTGATATTTATTATCTATCTTAACTAATGGGAAAACTTTCAAAAGCTCATCAATACCATCTTCAACTGTAATAGTAGTTTCAAAACCTAAGGAATTAATTTTATCATACGAAACAACATAGTTTCTCTTATCAACATCTCCATCGAAGTCAGCATAATGTACATAACATTCTGTTCTAGACTGAATTAGATCACAAACATCTCTCTTGGAATAATTCATGGAATTTGACCCGACGTTATAAACCTCACCACTCATCTTATCAGAATTGTTTACAGCGAACTCAAACACTCTTGCAATATCTCTAACATGTATAAAAGTTCTCATAAAATGAGATTCATAAATAACTATGTATTTTTGAGTGTGTGCCAAGTAAGATAAATCATTTACAAGCAAATCTAATCGTAATCTTGGACTTACACCAAAAGCGGTAGCAAAACGAAAGGCGCTGCTGTTTTCATATTTCATCACCTCTTGTTCACCAAGAGTCTTACTTATACCATAAATACTCAAGGGATTTAGTGGTGTTTCTTCAGTACATACGTCTTCAACTGCTCCATAGTTTGAACCTGTAGAACCATAAACTAAAAACTGTTTACCATCCAAACAAGAAATAACATTTTTAGTACCCTGGTGATTTACTGCGTGGGCTAATTCCTCATCTCTGCGACAAGCAGCATAGCCTACAATAGCTGCAAGGTGTATGATAATGTCCTGTCCTTCTGTTGCTTTTTTTAATTCATCAACATCAAGTATATCACCCTTGATGAATCTAAAGTTGGGTTCACCAAAATTATGAATAAGCCCACTACCATCAACAGTCAAGTTATCATATACAGTAACTTGATGACCGTTCTTCAACAACAAAGGGACTAATGTTGTGCCGATATAACCAGCACCACCAGTCACAAGTATCTTTTTACTCATTTTTTTCTCCATATCAAATATAAATTATAATTTTTGTTTCGTAAAGATCTAAAGATTTTCTTTATAAAAGTCAACTGTGTTCCTGATACCCTCTTTATGGTCGTAAAAAGAAAAGTCAGGAAACTTTTCCCGGAACAATTCTGTCGATAGAATTTTTACGGGATCGCCGTCTGGATACTGGGTGTCAAATACTAACTCTCCTTCAAAACCGCAAGCCTCTTGGATAAGAAGTGCTGATTCCTTAATTGAGTATCCCTTAGCTTGACCTACATTTACAGGGTATTCGAGATGATCTATATCCATAGCTCGGATTAGTACCTCTACGAAATCATCAACGTAAGCCCACTCTCTAACAGGATTGCCAGTCCCCCAAACAACAAACTCGCCATCTCCAGCTTGTTGTGCTTTTAGCATTCTTATAACCATACCATTCAAGGCATGAGTCTTAGTTGGATCGAGGGAATCCCCAGGTCCGTATGTGTTAGGTAGTAGCAAATTTACAGTTTTTACCCCATATTGATTGTAATAACATTGAGATAGGTAATAAATTGCTCTTTTAGAATTACCAAAAGAAAAAACCGAATCGTGAACTCCTCCATCGAGCCAGTTCTCTTCTAATTGAATTGAACTATCTCCAGGGTACGAACAGTTGGAAAACGGTTGAATTATTTTTATCTCAGGATTATAATCTAGCACCGCCTTGTAAACATTCAAATTCATCTGAAGGTTATCACCATATACGTCAGCAGCATACTTTCTAACATACATCATACTGCCACCATGAGATGCAAGGTTATAAATCAGGTCAGGATTTTCTTTTTCCAAAAAATTTCTAAAGGATTGGTAATCTAAAAGATCAAGACCTAAAGTCTTGGACGTCCTTGATACAGTATGCCCGTCACTAACAAGACGATCATATACTTTTTCACCAATAAAACCAGTACCACCAAGTACTAAAATCTTCATTCTATTCTCCAGAGTATTTGAAAGTGTAGCCATGGATCCTTATTTTGGGTCCATATCCATTATAATAAGTTGATTTTATGATTTTGTCTAGTTCTTCTTTTGAAATATCAATATCAATATTTTCCAATTTGTCAATATCTCTTATTCGCCCTGTTTTTTTGCCCCACTCATCCGTATTTTCAGAAGATATTCTAGACAACTCTTTAGGTCCTTGAACTGTTATCGTGTGTATTATATTTGAAAAAGAATCAAATTGACATCTGTGAACCTTCTCTAATAAGCTTTCTACATTATCTTCATCTTCTATGACTACTCTGTAAACATTTATTATGGGTCCATTGTCAACATTCTTATTCATATAGTGAACTGTTACCCCAGTTTCAGCGTCTTCGTTATATAAAGCCCAATTTATACCACCAGACCCTGGGTACTTGGGGTGTGATGGGTGAAAGTTTATAGCTGCAATACTAGCCTTATTTATGAACTGTTCTGGCAAGATACAATAAGACTTATAATGAAATATATAATCTCCACTCCACTCTTCAATTTCTTTCGGTATTTTACTGCCTCTTTTTTTTGATGCTTTCCAGAAGGTTGTTTCAAAACCTTTTGACACAAGAAGGTCTACAGCGTTGTTGCTGTATCGACAATCTTCAAAGCCTATAAATAGTGCTTTGCTAGTCATTCTTAAACACATCCATTTGAGATAGATCAGGCCAGTCAGTATAGACCCACTCCTTTGGTTTAGTAATCTTTGCGTTAGGTAGTTTCTTGAGACCAAGCTCTGCCGTTTCTGGTGTCATATAGTAATGATAACCTATGGTCTTAATATTCTGAACTGACCAGGAAAGATCTGGACTTCTTCCATCATAAGACATTCTTTTCAAGGTGTCATACTCTTCCTTGTTATCAAATAAAATAACCCCACCCCTGCCAAGGCTTAAGTGTTTTCGAAATTGAAAACTGATACACATATATGTCCCTGGAATGTAGCTATTTTCTTTCCAGTGAACGGCGGCGTCGATAATGTTTTCTGTTAGATAATAATAATCTTTCCACTTTTCATCGGTCCATTCTAGTCCTATGCTTAGTTTATCTGCCAACATAGGCACAGACAAATAAGTGTGTCTTGGTACTTTTATTTTACTTGTGCCCTTCATGCGTAAACATAATTCTAATCCATGTGTGCAACAATCAACAGCAACCGCATAAGGTGCCCCAAAAAAATTAGCTATCTCATTTTCAAAATCTTTTATTGCTTGAAATGACATTATGAATCTCCAATCTTGTTTATAAGATGTTGTGCCATACGTTCCCAGGTATATTTTTGTGATGCTATCTCAAAAGCATTTTCAATTATTTTATTCCTAGCATCATCATTAGATAAGTAATATTCAAGTTTTTCATCAAAATCTGACAGGTCATTCTCAAACAAAACGCAATTTTCTCCATCTACAAAAACATTCTCATATTCATACGGCATGTTGTTACAGAACAATAAAGTCTTTGATAGCATGACCTCAAAATACCTTGGACTTACATCATTATTTGGTCCTGTAGTAGCAAGCCAAATCTTGCTTTCTCTCATTATTTTAGCGTATTCTTCAACGGAAGAAATTCTATAACTAAGGTCCCCCTCTTTACTAGAGTTCCAGAAAACATTGTACTTAGTTTTTTCTAACCTTTCATGCACTCGATCTCTAAGATTCATGGTTGGTCCAGGAATCTTTCCTCCACCATGAGAAGCGCCACTAAAACCAAAATCATACTTTTTATTTTCAAAAGACGGATAGAATACATCTGGATTAGCTGTGAACCAAAACCTTATCGGGACCGAGTTTGTTATTTCTCCGTACTCTTTGTAGGTTATATTCGTATCCATAAGAATGCTGATATTATTAACTTTACAAAATTGTAATTTTTCTTGCAACATTGTCTGAGGTTTATGTAACATACAAACAACTGGAATGCCTACGTCTTTCAATCCTTTGATCTCTTTATAAACATCTGGGTTTGTTTGTGTAAAATATCCTAAACCAAAAATAATACAATCAATATTACTGTTTTTGATTGTCTCAAAATTATGAACTCTGTTTTGAAATAGGTGTACGGTTGCCTTCTTTTTCAATTCTCGGTATAGATCACCATAATATTGATACATATAGTTATCAGCAACTGTATTGCCATGATCTATGTATAAGATATTCACTTAGAATTATCCTTTACTCCTGGGGCATAATCACAAAGATGACGTAGAGCACCTTGACTGTGGTATCCTTCGTCTACAGTTTTTAGATCATATATGTTGTCCCCATGGTGTATGAGGTAAAACAAACTGTTTACGTCATTATCCCCCCATCTATACTTGTAAATGCCACCATATTGATTCACAGCGTTGATCCACTGTTTCCATTCAGGCGTTTCAAACATAGAAATCTTAACAACATATGAATCGGCACAAGGATAGAAATGAAAGTTTTTATCAGCCTCTGGATCTGATAATAAATTTTTCATAAACTGGGATTTTGGCTCAACGTTATAATGTTTCAAATAGCCTTTTACAAACTTCCAAAGATTGATTCTGGTATCAAAGTTTCCCTGGTGAGGTAGTTTCTTTGTTTGATCATACACCTTCAAAGCACCCATCGGCTCAACTTGATTCTTCATAACCTCAAATGGATCGTAAGTCATAGGCTTGATAAACATAGATTCATCATCTACACTCATTGTATAATCATATTTTTCAAATTCAGTATTCGGGTAACCATAATAATTTGACATAAAGTGACACATGTGTAGGTACCCCTTACGAGATATTGGGAATTGTGTTCTTGAATACCATAAATCATTTCTATTATAAAAAAGATCCTCCTCTTTTATATGTTTTGGTGTTTCATAGGGAATAGAAACAAAATTTACATTCTGAGGTGTTTGACTTCTAACAGATTGTCTGAATTCTTCTGAATCGTAAATATCGTCAAAGTAATAAACATACACAGGATAGTTGTGTTTGTGGTTGTAGTTTTCCCAAAGAGCTTTTAAGCTATGTGGTATACATGCTTTCCTAGAAGAAATATAGGTTATACAGGCTTTTAATTTATCGCTCATAATATTTTACTCCTGCGTTTGTGTATATGTCCGATATCAATGATAGGCAGTTTTCTGATTCTGTTATCATAAAACTGTCAAGATTACTGTATAATTCAGGGTGGTTAGGACAAGAACCTCTGTAGTTACCATAAGAATTTGACTCCTTAGGGTTTTCCAGTAATTTTATCTTTTCTTTATATTGTTTCTCTGTTTCTTTATCAATAAATTCTGACTTTGTAACTTTATCAAGCGCCTTACCACCAAGTTCAATATAGCCATTCTCAGCTAAAATAGATATAGTGCATTCTATGTTGGTTGGTTCACTTGCTATAGTTACTTCGATAGTTCCACCAAAACTTCCAAAGTCAACTAAAGAATATACTGTGTCCTCAATTGAGTAGTCAACGTGTTTCGTATTATACAACAATGAAGACTGAACTTTTGGCTTGCCAAAAAGATAGCACATGATATCTAAGTAATGAATTCCACATTCATGCAAAGTCCCACCACCAACTTCTGGGATACCCCGCCAATTTTGAAAATACTCCTTTGGTCTTTGCCATCTTTGAGTGAGACTAATTCCTCTTATTTTTCCAAGTAAATTGGTTTCTAGTAATTCTTTCGTAAAAGAAACTACTGGATTAAGCCTCACTTGTAAAACACAGTGAGCTTTCTGGCTGTTCGCATCCGCAATTGTTTTTAGTTCTTGTATCAAGTTGTGATCTAAGCACGCTGGTTTTTCTACCAAAACATCACAACTGTTTTCTAGACAGTATTTTGCTTGAGAATAATGTAATGAGTTAGGGGTTGCAATGACTACAAAATTTATATCTTCTTTAGATAACATATCTTTATAATCAACATACCCGCTTACACCTCTTTTTGACGCCTCTAGATCTACAATGTTTTGATCTAAGTCACACAAAGATACTAGTTCAAAATTTTTATTTCTATCTATAGCTTCCAGGTGTCTGACAAGGATTTTACCACACCCAATTATACCTACCTTATACTCTGCTTTCATATGTTTTCTCCAGGAAAGAGTGGTATAACTCTGCCGTGTCCTTTATATTACAACTATATTTTGTTTTGTTTAATACAGTCCTTGAAAAATCAAGAGTTGGTGGATTGTATAATTCAACTGGCTTGAAATCCCAATCTTCTTCCTCAACAACAATTGCATTATCGCCAGCGATCTCTTTTGTTCCGCCAGCACTAGAGCATATAATCTGACACCCTGAAGCATAAGCATCTACCACAACATTAGGACAATGATCTAACCATGCTAGGTGTAGGAAATATTTTGAAGCTTTATATACAGAGTATAGTTGTTGCTGAGAAAGGTTACCAAAATAAGCAACCTTTTTGTCTTCTATTTTATCTTCTGGATTTACATTTCCAGCAACAACAAGTAGATCTTTCTCCCCAGAGTGCTCTAAAAAATATCTAATATTGTCTTTCAGTCTCTTATGGGGTCTCCAAGAGGAAGCACAACACCATACATTCTCATACACGTCATTCTTCATAGCTGGAGTTTTTTTGATAGATTCTAGATCCGCTCCATTGTGAATTACAGTAGAGTTCTTGTGTTTACCAAAATACCTTTCTATCAATTCTTTGTTGAATTCCGATTGGTATACTACACCTTCACACATTTGATATGTTCTTAGGATATTCTGGTTTTGCAGATTATAGTTCTGTGCTGTATTGAAGTAAATCCCATCTAGCCTTAGCACTTGAGGTATATTGAGTTTTTGCCTTGGTGATTCAATAAAACACAACGAAAGATCTGCGTCTGAAATGTTTGTTATCTCATAGCCAAGATTTACTAGATTTGGGACTATCTTTTTTGCAAAAGAATTTGGTCCACTAGAACTGTTGAGGTTGACATTCTCTAAATGTAGCTTCATATTATAACTTATTATACTTTTGTTTTTGTCTTATTTCAAGCATATAATCGTGTTGTTTCTTTGCTTTAGTTTTATTCACAGCGTTAGGATTTGACACGTTATAAACGTATGTTACTTCGGGGATGTATTTTGATCTTTTCCCAGCCATTTCTAAAAGAGGAAGCATCATAGCTTGATCGTAAGAAATCTCATAAAAGTTACCTTCTTTATTTAAAAGGTCTTCCTTCTTCACTTTATTCCACAGGTGAAATTTAAATGTTTTCAAATGAGATGCACGCCAAACATCTTCTCTAAAACCATTTGATTCTATGACTTCTTGAGGGTACTCGCTGGCTTCTTGCCCTATGCCACCATCTGGGAATCTAGCAAAACTACCATAAGTCATTAGACAGTCTTCATTCATATAGTAATGATTAAGTTGAGACAACACATTTTGATTAGGGAACCAATCGTCGCCGTCCAAGACCACTATAACATCTTCAGGATCAGGATTTGATTCAGCGATCATGTCATAGATGTTCTTAAGGGCATATTTCTTTTCTTCACCCCTTGATATGAAAAACTTGCTATTATCTGAAAAGTTGCTAGCTAATTCAAATGTTTTATCAGTTGATATATCGTCCCCCACATAACATTCAAAGTTATCATATTCTTGTTCTTTTACACTTTCTAGAGACTTTTCAATCCAATTTTCAGCATTGTATACTGGGACTATTACTTTGAAGTTTGTTTTCTTTTCCTCTTCAAAGTTTTGAGAAACCCTTTCACCCATAGATTTATAAACTGTTTTCCAAAAAAATGGTGCCCTAGATTCTAGATACTCAATTGTTGACTCTCTATCTCCCAAAAACCATTCTTCATTTTTGTGTTGCACGTTTTCGTTGAGAATCAATTCACAACCAAGAAGCTTTGCTTCAATCACTGTTCTAGGACACGTATCAGAACCTTCTGGTAGAAATATAAAACCTTTTGATTGTGAGAATTTCTTTAGCATCTCTTGATAACTAACCCCCGAAAATGTCTCAAAAGGTAAGTTATTTTTCTTTGCGTATTCAACTGATTTTGAAGAACCTTTTACCCAGGATGGAGAATCTTGTATCAGCCAAACGTCTTTTTTGTTCTGGTTCTGTAGTGAATTTATGTGCTCTAAAGTTTGTTTACTAAAAATTGAACTCAAAACATAAGTTGAATCCTTTTTTAGAAAAGGAAAGAGATCATAATAAATATCTCTTTGCGCCGCCGACATAAACCACAAATTTTTTGCTCTCTCAAAAAGGATAGAGAACAATTTTCCTCGTGTTGTATTTTCACATTCACACTTACCTTCTGCCGCTATGTGTTTTTCTCGTAATCGGTAAGAACAAAACTTATAATCATATTCAATCACAGAATATTCTAAATTTTTACAAGCATACAAAAGAATATCATTGGACATACCAGCACAGTTGCCAAAGATCCAGTACCTATCTTTATAAGTATCAATAATTTGCTTTGTTAGCTGATGAGATCTTACACATGCCACGGGTAGTTTTGTGCCATCTATGATAGCTTGTGTTGTTAGTTCGCCACCACCAACATAGTCATCAACAAATAAATCTTGTACGAAAATAATCATTTTATTCTGGACTTGTCAAAGAAGCAAACATTTTTGCGATCTCGTCATCTGTCTCGGACGTATCAAGATACGACATAAAAATGTCTTGATATTTTTGATGTATCTTATCTTCACTAAATTCTTTTATTAGGTGCTCTTGTAGCCCTTTTGCACGAATTTTTCTGAAATTAGTATTCGTATACACCTCTCTCATTTTCTTTTTGAAACTTTTCTCTTCTGGATAACACCACTGAGACTCTTGTGTAACTACTTTGTCCCAAACAACTTCTTTTGGAACTTGACCTATGGTGAATTTAACCTTCTCAAAAAGTGGCTGCATTGTTACTTTTTTTGATTTAGGATTCTCTACAGGTGCATACAAGAAATCATTCTGTCCCGACCAAGCAGGTGCAATTACAGGCAATCCCGAATAAGCAGCCTCAAAAATAGGAAGACCGTAACCTTCTCCATGTGTAGTTGTTATATAACATTTCACACTTGGGTGAGTATAGAGAGCATGGATTTCTGCTTCGGTCATATCGCCATGCAGAAGGTGAATCTTACACTTACGAGTATCTCCATATTCCTGCATCATCTGTGCTAACATGACCTGGAGCTTTCTTCTATCAAGAATTGACATATTGAGTTGGTGGGTTTTAATAATCAGACCAACATCTGCATCATTTTTGAACTCTTCTACAAACCACTTAATACAATTGGCAATATTTTTTCTTGGTCCCCACTGAGCGACTGTTAGAAAGTTATATTTCGTAGAGAACTCTAAAGAAGATACTTTCTCATCTGGTGCTGTGTTTCTCACAGGGTAACCAATAATCTCAATGGGTGTATTACAAGTTAGACTTGAGATAGCGCCAGTTTGCTTATTTTGTATTTGATAACTTGTCTTTTCATAAACACTTTTACTATGTTTTGAAATTGTAATGATCTTGTCCATCAAAGCGCTTTGCTGTAACCAGTGGGGATCAACACGATCTGTCTCTATCCCAGCAGTTATTCCAATATTGACTGGTGCGGCTTTTTTCCATTCGTTAGGAATTGTCACCTGAATAGATAAGTCAAATTGTGGTGGTGGTGAGGACATTCTGTTTATATCATCCATGATATGTGGTCCAACTTCTTTCTCTGGTTCAAGGATCCAAGAGCTTTTCCCCCACTCAATGGCAGCAACATACACAGTTACAGAGTCTAGTTTCTTTAGAGCTTTGTAAACTAATCGAGCATGTTCGCCATAACCACTCCTAGAGAGAATTGGTGCAACAAGTAGAACGTTTTTCATATTTCAAATTTCTCCCAGCGAGTATAATTTTTTCTATCAGACCATGAACCTAGTCGTTCATGTAAACCTTGGAGGTAGTCAACCCAAAACTTCTTGTAATTCTCAAAGGAGTAGTTCTTCTCAACATGTTCCCTTCCTGCATCTCCAAGTTTTTGTCTTTCTTCGTCAGACATTTCATATATTTTAGTAAGCGCATCAACAACTGCTTCTTCTGATAACCTGTCCTCGTAAATATAAGGTACCTGTTGAGATCCGATGATCGCTTTAGATACTGGTTCAATACCTACACCGAACCAATTTTCTCCGTCGGTTACTTGTTCTTGTAAGCCGCCAGTCATAGTATTGATAACAGGTTTACTACAAGATAAAGCTTCAAGAGAACTTAGTCCAAAACCTTCAGCATCTGCAATATTTAGAACACAATCTGCAAGATTATAAAGCTTAGATAAATCGTCAGGAAGAAGCTTTTGTTTTGAGAATATCAATTGTCCCTGGTTTAGACCCAAAGTATTGGCTAAGAATTCTAGCGGTTGTCCGTGTGGGTCATTTGTATCTGTATGCATTATTAGCGCCGCTTTATCATGACCGACCTTATCAAGGAATGCTTTAAACCAATATACTAAAGAACCGCTTTGTTTTCTTCTTGCATTTCTGTTATTCCAAAAGAAGACGACTTTGTCCTCAAGGGACATTCTTTTTCTTAATTCGTTTATTTGGCTTATAGATTCTTTATCTGTTTTTTTCTTGAAAATAGCAGGATCAACAGCGTGAGGTAGGTACACCTCCTCAACCTCTGGTGCTGCTTTCTTTACAATTTCACTAGTGACCTTTGATATTGTTACCACAGCATCGTTAGATTCATAAAATGGCTTATTAAACATTGGAGTTGGGAAGTTATCCCAAACATGGTAATAAACCATTGGCACAACTTTTCTTATCTCTGATTCCATTTGCCATAGCCACTCATAGAACCTTGGATCCGTCATAAACCAGAGTATGTCTGGTTTTTCTTGAAGCAGCAAACTTCTCAACTGTTGCGGTGTTCCATAGCCATCTACAGGGATTATTTTCCATGATGCTCCGAACTTTTCAATGCCAACTTCCTTGACATTATAATCTGAGTGTTTGATTGCGCCGCCAAAAGATATAACCTCAAAGTTCCCGCTCTCAAGCAGACCTTCAATCATATATTTTGTTTGTGTAGCAACACCAGATGGTAGTAAAGGATGATCGCCAATTGTAAATACTTTTATTTTCTTCTTTGACAAACTAAATTTCTCCCATTATGGACAGTACTCTGTCTGATAAAATTCACAGGTTCCAAAACGGTCCTTACAATCAGTACAAGAGTTTCTATTTTTTACGTAATTTTGTTTATTGATGTTATGCAGTGCTCTTAGTAGCAAATTCATAGCATCAGTTGTTCTTTTCTTTGCTGCTGTTACTCTTACAAACTCTGCTTTTTTCCCTGGTTTAGCAGTTCGCTTTAGTAACACAAAGTGACAATCAATATCTTTAGGCTCAACTTCATACTTTTGAGCGTAAAAGTGTTTGTAGAAAACTAACTGATAGGCTAAAATCTTATCACTCTTTTTTTGTGGTTTCCATCCCCACGAGCAAGTCTTCCAATCAATAAGGTGAACTTTGCCATCCTTTTTCGAATACACTACAAGGTCAATAAAACCTTTGAATTTCTTTTCTGCTTCCGTGAATTCTGTGATGGGTTCGTAGAGTTGCTCTTCGGCTGCCAAAACTTCCCAGTCCTCACCGAGTTTACCGAACTTGTCAGCAAGACAGCGGTAAAGGTCAGGAATGATTTGAACGCCATTTAGAAGCCACTCTTTGAGCGCAAAATCTCTTTTAGCTTCCGTTTGTGCCTCGTCGGGCAGGGCGTTGAGTTCAGCGATGAATTGTTCTTTAACTAACTCCTCGATCTTGCCAGGTTCTCTGTACTTTTCAGGGGAAGTCAAAGTGAATTCACAAACGGTGTGAATCGCCTTACCAAAAGCAGTATAGATATTACCCTCGAACTGAGTAACTTTATCAATATAAGTTAGTTTGTGGTAGTGAGGGCAAATATGCCAATTCTTCCACTCAGAGTAGGAAATATGTTTTCCAGCCAATGTAACCTGCTTTCAGTTATCTTTTACAATTGTATCGATTTTATTATATAGTACAGGACTAATGTCTTTAAGTTTTTCTTTTTTGCCTAAAAAGTAAGCCTCCATACCAGTAGCGAAATACTCACGAATTGAAACAGCGGCATATGGTCGGATGAAGATACCTGATACCATCATCTTCAATAGTTTTGGTCCAATCCTTTGGTACAGAAAATCATCTAGATCCTTGTTGTATTGTAGATTTTCAAAGTCGTAATCCTTGGTCCAATAACCCTCTGACCTAGCTTCAAAATTTAATTGAAACCTTTTTTGCAAGAACTCTTTTTTTAGATCCTGGTCTGCGTAGATTGTGTTTGGGTATAACATCTCAATATGGTGTGCGAATTCATGAACGATATCGTCTATGATGTCATTTGCATCCTCTTGTTTATTGGAGATATAAAAAATACCATCTTTGTAAATTGCATTAGCGTTTCTTTGGTCGAATTCAGGCAGATGTTCGATCCGAATCTGCTTCAATCCATTAAAGAACTTTGAAGGTAATAAATCTTCAAGACTACGGAAAATAGCCTGTAGATCAATATTATTAGTTATTTGATCTACCTCAATAACGTCTATGTTTCCAAATTTGATATATCGAGTTGTATTTTTTGTTTTTTCAAAAATATATTCTCTCACAGTATCTCCGAAGCCAATGTTGCTAGTTGTGATCTTTCACCCTTGGTTAATGTGATATGTCCTGCTATGTCGTACTGTTTGAACTTTTCAACAGCATGAGTCAACCCGTTCGATACTGAATCAACATACGAATTGTCAATCTGTTGGATATCTCCTGTTAGTACGAGTTTGGTGCCGTGACCTACCCTTGTTATTATAGTCTTTAATTCGTGTGCCGTCAAGTTCTGAGCTTCATCTACGATCAAAAAAGCATTTGCGATTGATCGACCACGAATGTAAGTCATTGCTTCTATTTCGATTGTGCCTTGTTCTATCTGCATGTCTAGTGCTGTACGATCACCGAATAGGTGTTCTAGGTTATCACGTATTGGAGCAATCCATGGGAGCATCTTTTCCTCTAGAGTGCCTGGTAGGAAGCCAATGTCTCTACCCATAGGCTGAACGGGTCTTGTTATAATAAGTTTATCATATCCACCGCTTGCACCCGTTGTGTTTATCACTTGCTCTAAAGCGCAAGCAGTAGCTAACAAAGTTTTACCAGTTCCAGCAGGACCAGTCAAAGAAATGACATGTATATCCTTGTCAAACAAAAGATCCATTGCATACTGTTGTTCTTTATTTTTTGCAGAAAGACCCCATATGTTTTTGAATTTATTTACTTTTCTAAGTGGTTTATCATATCCCTCAAACTTACAAATAGCTGATTTATTGGTAGCTTCATTTTTAAGAGTAAGGTATTGATTTGGATATAGTTTAACTTTCTGCTCTTCTAACATAAACGGCTCACCTGTATAGAACCTATCAATAGTACTGAATTCTACCTCTAGTTCTTGTGTGCCTGTGAATAGATTCTCCACTGAGTTGATTACTTTTTGTGGCTGATAGTCATAACACTCGATCCCATGAGCGTCACATTTAACCCTCATATTGAGATCTCTAGATACGACTGCTATCTCATGTCCTTTTTCTTTTAGTCTTAGAGCTATAGCAATTATTTTATTGTCTGAATCGTTTTGATCCATACCAGGTGGCATATATTTAGCATCAAAGTGTGCTGCAAAGATTTTTCCTTTTCCTCTGCCAATGGCGACACCGTCCATCAGGCTGCCTTTTTTTCTAAGTGAGTCTAGAACTCTATTCATTGTTCTAGCATTAAGACCTGCTGTATCTTGCCTGTGTTTATGTCTATCTATTTCGTCGAGAACAATTGTTGGGATTGCTATATTGTTTTTCCCGAATGCTAATATAGAACCTGCTTCAGTGAGATACACATTGGTATCTAAGATTATAGTTTTCTTCATCTTTTCCCCGTAAAAAGTGGGTTTATATAACTAGTTCTGAGCGGGTAATTAAAGTAATAAAAAAGCCGCCCGAAGGCGGCTGGTGGAGGTAGGGAGAATTGAACTCCCGTCTTGTCCGTTTCCAAATCAAGGTCATTCACAAGGTTGGACTAGCTTTTATCGTCGGCAAGTCTCTAGACTATATTATCTGTTTCGCTACACACAAATAATCAAAAGCGTTTATAGGACAAAAATACGACTTTCTGTTTTTCGGTTGTCGCCACCTCAAGTCTAGTCAGGTTATTAAGCTGCTAGTGCTAGTTCTGCGTTGTTGTTTGCAGTTATAGTTTTAAGCGTTTTTAGTGAGCCACGCTTCCCTCACCCTTGCACCCATTCATCTTTCACGTCAATCGATTCCGGTTACCCCCTTAGGTAAATGTTATAAACTATAAAGAATATTTTGTCAAGTTATTTACTCTTCTATATATGCTAGCAATCTTTGAAGCTGTCATAAAGCTAGAAAAAGTAGTAATAATAGAAAGAAAAGTTTTGATTTGGCTGTTTATGAGCTTGCAGCTATTATAACGAAGCCTAGAAAGGTGTTAAGGGCAAGAATGATTAAATATCTAATTCCATATCAACACCAGTTTCATCAGAGTCTGTAGTGTCTTCTTTTTCCTCTTCATATTCTGGTGTAGAAACATCTGGAAGTGTGTTTGATAGTTCATCTTCAAACTTATCAAAATAGAGAAGCAAGTTTGTGATAAGGTAATCATAGAAAATGTCTTGATCTGTTTCATCTGCTAGCATGTCATAAGCATCAACAATTTGCTTTTCAACTTTCTTAAAAGTAATTGCAGCAAAGTTACGACCTGTTTCATTCTGATCGTCTAGTTTTACAAAATCATCTTCTTTACCGTCATTATCGATATCAATAAATTCACCTTCTACAGATTGTTCTTCTTTCCCGTCATCTTGTGGGTCTAGGTCAATTGATATTTTCTCTAGGAGAGTGTCTTTGTCGATTTCATACTCAATGCTTTCTAGCTGATCCTCAGCTTGACCTTGCGCTTCAATTGGACGAAGAGCATTCTCAACAGCATGAACAATGTGGTTTCTAAACGAATCTCTTTGCTCTTTATCGCTAGTAAGCATTTTGTAATCGTTTTCAATAGTTGGAATAACTTTTTCCAGCAAATCAGCTAGAACATTAATACCAGTGCTACGACTTGCTTCCTCTGTTCCTGTTTCGGCTTCAATTAGTTTGCGAACTACTTTTCTTATCTTTTCTTCAGCAAGTCTTTGCTGTTCAAGCTTCATGACAATCCTTTTACGGACATGTTCTCTAATAAGTTCTTCAGCTATTAGTTGGTTTCGGTCAATAGTCATAGTATTATAATTATCTCCGTCTTTGACGTTTTGCTCTTCTAACTTTAGGTTTGGACGATTTTGGTTTTTTGAAAGAGTTGTAATTGTTAGGTGGACCAAACCCTCCAGCATAACCAGCAACAGCCCCTCCGCCCATTGCAGACATTTCGTCTAAAGTGTCATCAATAAAATTCGTCACATCTTCAATAGTTGTAGTGAGCGCCGCCCAGATAGCATCAGCATCTGCATTTGGCGGAATATAAGAAATAAAAGTTTCCTTATCGCCATCGGCAATAGCCTTTCTCATATCACGGGCACTATAAACAACTCCAGCACGAGACTGAACTGGGTCTTCAACGATGTCCTCGACATTTACACCAGGGTTATGGCGTTCAGCGTATGATTGCGCTCTGTCAAAGCGAGTATCCCCTACATCCTTACTACTCTTCACTAAAAGGATTGTATCTCCCTCTTTAGCAGTTGCTGGATCAGCAACAAATTCATAAACTGCTTGGACTGGGCTGCGGTAGTCTGCAATTTTTGCAGTGATGTTGGGTTCTCCGTTTTCGAGATATTCATTCCAGATCTTGAGAGCCTGAGCGTTGCTTACTTCTGGGTAATCGACGGGAGAAATTAAAACAACAACTTCATCAACATCAGGTCGTTTAGCAATCTTATTTACATAATCAAAGTGACCTCGATGGGGTGGCTTAAACTTACCAGGGAATAGAGCTATACGCTTACCCTCTTTTTCAGTAATGACCTGGGTAGTGTTATTTAGTGATTCGTTTCTTTGGGCTGGTGCTGTTTTTTCTTTAGAAATTTGTTGCTGTAGTTCAGCCTCAATAACATTAGCATCTTTTACTGCTTTTTCTCCAGAAGCAATGCCAGTATTCCTGTCTCCGTAAGTAAAGTAGTTGTCAATATTATCCGAAAGACTTTTTGTAGCCCCGAACAGATTCTCTACTGTTTCGCCCAACACATCCATATATTTTTCAGCAATTTTTACTATTTGGTCATTGTTAGTTGGCAGACTAGCTACTACTCCAAACCCAGTTACAGATTGAGGTAATCCTCCTTTGTTGCTAAATGTAGCAGGAGATATAGTCCATTGAGTTCCGCCCTTGCTGTCACCTTCCGTCAATAATATATTGTTCCAAATTTTTCTATTATCTTCTACGGTCAGCCATTTTTTACCTTCTTCGGCTAATTCTGGTCTCGGTTCCGTGGCGACTGGATTTTCAACAGTGTCGGGGTTTTGAACTTCTGGCTCTTTTGTTGTCTCTTTTTCTTTTCTAACCTTCTCTGCTGCGGCATCAACCTTTTCTTTTTCACTAGAACTGTAACCATTACAAGTTCTTAAGAATTCAAACCTTTCAGGCCACGACATAGCAGCATATTCTTTGATTATAATTTGTAGGTCTCTAGTCCAATTCTTTTTAAAATCTTTCTTTCTCTTCGCAGTATTTAATTTATATTGATATCTTGGATTACCAAAAAGTTTATAAGTACTGCTCGCTGATCTATTATGGGTAAGAAGTTCAACAATATTATCTTGAGTTATATCAAACTTCTGTATTTCAATTTGTTTCGTGGTTGAATCATCAGAATCATCTTTTTCTTTAAATGTGACGATATAAGAAATTTTTCCATATGTATCTAAGCCATTGACGAGGTTGGTAAAACTACCATGAATTTTTCCATCTTGTCTCAACAATTTTAAACTGATAGGGACATTTTCACTGCCCTCAAGTTCAGAAAAAGCAATTAAATCTTCAATTGGTAAGCTGCCCTGTTTTGGATCAACAACTTGCTTACCACGAAGCATAGCCGACAAAAAGGCTTCAAAAACAAACCCAGCACCGGAAGCACTGAAACTATTGATTACAGCGGATAAAGATTCTAAAATAATAAGCGTACTAATAATTCTCTGAGGTGTTCTCATATTAGTGTCTAGGCTGACTCTTTTCGTAAGGTCATCAAACTTCTCTTGAATTGATGCTCCGCCGCCAATAGTAGCAAAAACTTTTTCTATCTGTTTCCTTTCCATTGATCCAGGTTTGCCCCAATTCTCTGATGGAGCAAACTTTGGAATGGTTAGAACAAATTGTTTTGCTCTTTCTTTCTTAATGTTATTTTCTTTCTCTGTTATGATTGGCTTGTCAACAACTAGAGATTCTTTTGTACTTCTTTTTAGGTTACCGTAGCGGAACATCCCAAGTATCTGATTTAGCGGAGCAAAGTTGCCCGCAAACTTGTATGTGTGACCATTGTAATCGAAGACCACCGCCTCAACAGGGGTAGTAATCATTGAAAAGTCTTTGATTTTATTTAGGTGCCGCTGCATAACAGCCATTGCTTGAGGATTTTCAGTGCCAACTGATGTTATTTCTCGGACAGCATTTGCAAGTTCATTCTTAAGTCTTTGCGTTTCTTTTTGGTTATCTGCGATAAAAATACTCTCTAAACCTTTTAGCAGTTCTACAGTGAAATCATGGATAGCAATTTCTAAAGGTTCTACTGATTCTTGTAATAGAGACTTACTAGCAGTTATAATAGTATTCAGGTCTTGTAGGTCTTCTTGATTGAGTCCTTTTTTTAATTGTCTCAATCCGATGTTTCCTGGAAGTTTTAAGATATAATTTACTATCTCTTCCTTGAGGTTTTGAGGAAGGTCAGTATCAATTCCATTCAACAACCTTTTATACATGTAATCTGAAATAGTTGAGTAGTTATTTAGCCCTTCGGCTTTCATCTCATTATCTATTTTAGTTATTACTTTTCTAAGTGATTGACCATCGTCTTCTATTTTTCTGATATCCAGCAATGCTTCTCTGGCAAGTTTGAAATCATCACCGTGAAGCTTTTGTTCCATCCTCTCCAAAGCGTTATCTAGAGTATCCAGTGTGCCCTTTGGGATTGGTGACTGTTCGCCTGTTTCACGATCAAAGACAAAGTGACCTACATTGTGTATTTTTAATGTCTTATTATCATATAGGATAACATTAGCATTACCTGGGTCCATGACCTCGGCATTGTACCAGATGTTAGTATCAGGTCCGAATACTCTTTCTTTTTCTTCGTCTGATAGTGCTTCAACAGCTTTTTCAAAAGTGTTAAATCCACCTGTAAAAGCCTTCTCTAAGTTGCCTCTACCAGCAAACTTTTGGGCGAGCCCAGTAGCATCTAGACCACCAGCTTTAAGGTTGCCTTTGTTTCTGGCTCCTTTAGCTTTTCCTTCGGGAATAGAGTATGAAAGAAACAGATTCTGTCCGTCTACTTTTTCCTCGTAGGTAAGCTCGCCATTAGCGGCAGCTTCCAGAATCTCTTTCATTTCACCGAAGGTTAGATCTCTATTTTCATAGAGATGGTCCATATGACCTGCAACACCACCCATTTACTTATCCTCTGTGAGTATCTTAAGTTCTTCTTCTAAGGATTCGATTCTTTCATTTAGGGACCGTAAGTGTCTCTTTATACCACGAATATGCTCTTTCGCCAAGGAAATTCTATTGGTATCTCTTTTATTTGTTACCCTTATATTGGATACAATATCATAAAGAGCTTGAACGGATGCTCCAGCGTCTACTTTGAATTCTTCGTTGAGAAGAAATTTTTTAGTTATCTTTCTTAGCACTGGTTTTCTTAACTTTCGTAGCTTTCTTAGTTGTTTTTGGAACCTCTTTAGCTACGGCTACTTCTTCTGCTGCTGGTGCTTCTGGGGCAGCTACTGGTGCAGCAACAGCGCCTCGGGCTTTTGCTAGTTGTTGTGCTCTTCTCATTCTTCTTACTCTTGGGCTTGCCATTAGATAAATCCTCCAAAATTACGATTTAATAGTAAAAAACAAGTTACCATAAATAGTAACAAATGAAGTTATATTCTTATTTTAAGTTTTATGAAGAGCCTGTTGGTATTAGATGAACTAAACTACCAGTAATACCTAATCGGAAAGTTCTCACATCACCATTTTGATCGGTACCTATTAGATGCAGGGCAGAACCAGGCTCCGTGATATAAACAGAGCCCGACTGGAACTGAGACCCATGAAGGTGGCTTGTAGCGTGATTATCAAGCTCAGCTTGAGTTATATAATTGTTTGTTGTTAGTTGATTTTGGGTCACAAATTCTTCTGATAAAGCTGCTGTTGATTTTTGATTCACATGAATAGTAGGATCGATATGACCTAAAAATCTTCTTCTACCCATCAGCCTTCTGTCCCATCATAACCAAAAGACTCATCGTTTGGATCAATGAGATAATGTCTCATTACAAATCCAGTAACATGAATTCCGTTACTTTCTCCAGATACTAATTCTCTATCACTCCATGCGTACATTTCCATGGAATTGTTATGAGGTGTTCCTGGGTATACTTGAACCAAGCCCGTTCCAGCCGAAACAGCAACTTTGATTGTTGCTGCATCTGAGTCTGAACCAACCCCTAAAAATAAGTTTATAGACGCCGTATGATAATTATTGCAGTATATGTAAAGTTCATCTAAAGCAACTTCAGAGCAAGTATGCAGTGTTACTTTATTTGCTGAACCAGAGGGTATATCTATTGGACCATTGTATGAATTAGCACCAGATAATTTGTATCTTGCGTGACCTGTTGGGCTAATAGTCCAGGAACTACCAGGTGTTGTTGGATATGACGTTTTATTGGAGAATCCCATATAATTGTTCCTATAGATTTCTTCTATAAATATGGCAGACTATATTTTTTCGTCTCCGTAAAGATTTACTACCTGAATGCCTCTTGTGGGTTGTTCTGGTTTTAGGGGAGAGACATCAACTGGGGGTTGTTCTTTAAGGGGGAGTTCTAGGACGAGTTCTTTGGTGACCGGCTTCTTGGCTGGTTCTTTCTTGCGGTAAATTGTAACAACTACTGGCTTGTAATTGTTAGGCATTTTATTCCCCTAGGATTTACAGAGGTTCAAAACCTCCTTGTTGTTTTTCTTCGACGGTTCCTATGTGAAAATATTCATGTAAATTATTGTGCAAATTTTGCATCATCTTAATCATGTAAGAATCTGTTTTATCTGCCTTGTTATTCATTTTCTGCCAGACTTCCATTTCTGCTTTAGCAACAGAGTTTCGAAGGAAGACCTTAATCGCTAGGAGGGGAGAAGCAACACCAATGTTTTCCATTGAGCGATAACCAGCAAAAATATTACCAATGATTTCATTATTGATGTTCATAATAGGAGAACCACTACTTCCGGGCTTTGTAGGCATACTATACATCGCATACCCTTCTGGGGAGTAGCCTGTGAAGTATCCATCAAAAGTTAGAACCATTCTTGGGAAGACAATACCGTGAGGAGCAGCCATATTGTAGGCAACTTCGCCTCTCTTTGGTCTTTCTTTTGCTACCTTAAGGACTGGTGGCTTGATAAGAACAGTGCGAACCCTTAATAGGCAGAGGTCCCACCTCTTATCGATCGCTACAACTTCAGCCTTGTATTTAAAGCCGTTGTAATCAACGAGTGTAAATTTCTGTCCCATGTGTGTGACTTTTACACCTTCTATGGTTCTTTCCTTTACAAAGGTACTTCGGCAAGAGTGACCAGCACTCATAGCATAACTTACATCACTAGCAATGTCGCTATGCATAATAAAGGAGCCAGAGGATACTGCTCTAGAAGTTGCGTTTTGACATTTCTCTTTTTTGTCTTCCCCTATTTCGCAACCTCTCCAAAGCGTGTCGCTTCGTAACTGAACGAAAGACTTGACGGGGAATTCATGCCTTATTGGCTTAACCTCACTGAAAGGAGTAACGCACGCTCCTGAACAACTTGCAACCGTAACATACAACAGGGTGATTAAGCACACTCGAAGGGTATCGGTAAATATACGCATCATAAAATAACTATTTCCGAATCAAGACTTTAGGTCTATTTAAGTTGTAATAATCTTACAACCATGTGAAAGATAAGGTATTTAATAATGTTGTTCTCACTTGAAAAATTTGTAAAAGTAGCCGCTTTTGTATTGGCGGCTTTAGTTTTGTTCCCTTCATCCGCAGTCTCTAATCCAAAAGCTTCTAATCTTGAGCCAGTATGGGAAAAGATCAATGGCGAGTGGAAATTTAATAAAACTACTAATCAAAAACACGAAAGTCTTGTCTATGTTATTACAACAACCGACAATAAACTTAACAAAAACATAATTACTAAAGACATGGTGAAGCTTCCATTTGTTCTAATCATTGAACAAGATAAGAAAGAGGAGATTTCACTTCACTAAGATTTAGGAGAACATATGATAAGAGTATTAACTAATCGGTGGGTGCTCTTAAGTGTTCTGTCCGCAACAATCCTAGCATCCTCGTTCTTGATTTATAAGAACAACTTTCAGCCACAAGTAATCCTATCAAAAGATGTAACCTACTATTTGCCGGGACAAAGAGATAACTGCAAGTGGATCTTACAAGTAAAAGATGACCTAAGAGATATACCAGGCGAAACAACAGAAGTTCGTATAGGCATCCCAGAGGTTCAAACTGATGGCTATCTTAGTGGACGCCTGGAGGTTGGCGAACATGGCAACCTTATGTTAGCATTTATCCCACCAGGAACTCAGAAAAATAAAGTCCCAGTTATCCTGACAGCAGATTACTCTGATCGAAAGTTACCAATTGACTTCCTGAGGTTCAGATGGGTTCAGAGCAGTACAATTACTATTTTGATTTTCTCCGATGAAGGTGCCTGTATGGCTTCTAGGAATGGGAAATGAAAAAGCGTGTTGTTGGTCTTTTTTTAGTTGCCCTGCTTTTTGGCTGCGAAGAAGATAGACTGGTAAAGCTAGAATGCGTTATTGGCGATAAACTTGTCTGTAATGAGTTTGGACAGAACTTCCCAGCCGTTGATCCAGCCGACATCCCAGAGAGAACAGGTCAATGTTCTTATGGAACAAGAACCTGTACAATAAATGGCTGGGGAGAATGTGAGGGAGCAAAAGGACCAGAAGCAGAAGTTTGTGATGGGATTGATAACGATTGTGATATGACAATCGACGAAACCTACCCAGAAGAACATCAACTTTGCGGGTTCCAAGAAAATATAGATTACGGAGTTGGCATCTGTAAACCAGGTGTTATGACCTGTTACAACGGCGTTCTATATTGTGACGGACATACAGGACCTGCTGATGAGATCTGTGATGGTGTTGATAACAACTGTAATGGAACGGTTGATGAAGGTATCGCTAATGCTACAGCGGTTGCTTGCTATGAAGGACCTGAAGGAACTCTAGCGGTTGGTGAGTGTCGAGCAGGCATTCGCTATTGTACTGACGGCAACTTTGGCGGACCTTGTGATGGTCAGGTTTTACCAACCGATGAAAGATGTGATGACCTTGATAATGATTGCGACGGAGAAGTCGATGAGGGCTTTGATACTCGTGGTGTAGATTTGGTTTTTGTTATCGATATATCTGGTTCCTTCGATGACGAGATAGAGTCAATGATTTTAGGCATAACTCCGCTTTTAGACGACCCGATAACGAGCAGATTTCGTTTTGGACTAGTTGTTGTGGGTGCTAGGCAGGGTGACGACATAAGACCGCATAATCTATACTCTAGAATGGTCTCTGATTTTGTTCCCGCTGATGAGTTCGTGGCGATATTGGAAGCCGGCAGAATGATTGATAGTGCTGGGCAAGAGCCAACCATTGATACGATGTATTGGGCTATGAACAGATACCCATTTTCGTGGAGACCAGAAGCACAAAAAGTTGTTATAACAATGACTGATGAGATAGCCCAGACAATCACATCAATGACCTGTTTAGAAGTAGCAACCCATGCTGACAACTATGGATATGAGTTATTTGTATTTGCCCTACAAGAGCATCATAGGAGTTTCTTGGATTGTGTTGGCGGGGATAGAGATAGGCTCTATAGTCCTACTGCTAACTCTGAGACAGTGTTTTATCAGATCAGGGCAATCTTTGAAGACCTTTGTGTAGGTCGTTAATTATATTGCTTCCACTCACCGGTTCTCATATCGAGTTGACCGCCTTTACTTCCAAGTTTGCCTAAAGTCACCGACCCGTCATCATCTACTTTGCCGAGCGTGACTTCCTTGGCTTTTTTTTAGGGGCTGGTTCCTCCTCATTGGATTCTTCCTCTACTTCTTCTTCTGCCTCTGCAATATCAATTTGTTCAATAAGTGAGGAGTGATCTTCTATTTCTTGAATGCATTTTCTAATTGAACTTACTAGGCTATCAAGTTCTTCTAGAATCTCAATAGAATTACCTGACGCCAATACTGATCCAAGTTTTGCAGTTTCATTCTGGTATTCTGCTGATAGCCTGTTTAGAGAAAGGTTAATGACATTATTAATCAAGACTCTTACATCTTTTTTGTTGACATCTAGAGAAAGTTTATGTTTCATTTATATTATCCCCTTATTTTTGAGTATTATTTGTAGCAACTTATCTTTTTCTTCATCCGTTGTTGCCTGCGACCAAGCCCAAGCAACAGAACCTTTCTTTGTAATTATTTCGTCAGAAATCGTTTTTATATTATTTTCAAACAAAGCCAAAGTTTCTGGATGCAAAGAAGTTAGTTCGATATTGAAAGATGCAGCTATTTCTAGCAATGTTGCTATATCTTGATTTTCGTAGGCTTCTGATGCTTTTAGGAAAACATCTGCTTGGCTATCATCACCTACTTTATCAGGATGTGTTTTTTCAACTATCTTTCTGTATAATTTTCTTGTGTCCCCGTTTTTTGGAATTGCAGGCTCTATTTCTTGCTCTTCTGAGACCTCTTCTATTGGAGCAGTTTCTTTAGGAGGTGTTTGATTTACCGCTTTTGGCGGCACACCAAAAAAAGAATCATAATGTTCTGGATACTTTGTTTTTAAGAATTCTTTTATACCTTTTTCTGAGTCGGAACAAACTTCTTCGACTTCTTCTTTTTCTAATTTCAGATAAGAAAATTGAAGTGATAACTTTTTGAGTTTTATTTTAGACATGTCTTATTTAGTTCCCATAAAAAAGAACGGGGAGCCGAAGCCCCCCGTTCATAAAAACCATTCTATGTGTTAGACACTAAGATTTATTATGGTACAAGTACTACCTTCAAAAGACCATCTTCGACCATGAGCTTGTAGTATACACCTGCGTTGTCTTGGTCCAACAACTGGAGTGGTGCATCATACTTGTGAATGCCTTCCCAAGTTGGGTTGAAGGCATTTGACTGATCAATCTTAGCCTCGGTGGATTCGATTGCAAGTCCGCCGTTTGCCTTAAGGTCAAGCGAGAACTCACCAGAAGAAACGTCAAGACCATCACCAGCAGTAATGTGAGCCTGTACTTCAGAGGCAGATGGACCTGTGTAGGTGATGACACCTGTGCTGCTGTTGTAAGCCAAGCTTCCATCGCCACCAGAGTCGGTGACAGAGACAAGACCTCTGACTTCAGCGTCGGTTCTTTCTGTGAAGCTCATGACACCTGTGCTAGAGTTGTAAGAAAGATCACCACCAGCAGAGACAGCACCACGGATAGAAGATGTCAAGTTACTAACGTTAACTGTGAATTCACCAGAAGAAAGTTCCAAAATGTAGGCATCTTCAGTGATGTGCTGTTGGACGCCAGCAGCGTTGTTATCAAGAGCATAACCAACAGATGCAGAGAAAGCGCTGGCTTCAACTTCGATTGTACCAGCGCCATCGTGAGTCAAGAATTCATCAACAGTAATGTTCTCAACACCACCTGCTGAAATTGCACCACCAAGTGCGTTTAGAGCAGAAATGACAGAAACACGAGAAGACTCAGCCGAGAAAGCCCCCAAGTCGGTGTTGAGTTTTTTACCAGCTAGAACATCTGCATCATTTTGCGCAGCACCGGCAAGAGCAGAAGATGAGAGAGCAGAGTCTCCATCGACCTGAATAGCACCAATAACCTCAACGGGTACTATAACTGAACCTGACAAAATAGACATATTTATTCCTCCATTAGAGAGAGTTATTTCGACCGACTCAGAGCCTACAGTTGTAGATCTGAGTTTATATGAAACTGTTTTGGAAATTGTAACTTATATGTCACAACAAATACCGAGAAGTAGTTTGTCTTGCTTTCGGTGTTCTTTATACGTCTTATATAGATTTTTATTCTATCTTTTTTCCATTATTTTTAAAATAAAAAAAGCCCCCCGAAGGGAGCTTAATTTATTGGAGGAAGAGGTGGGATTCGAACCCACGGTAGATTTCTCTACAAGGCATTTCTAGTGCCTCACCATCGACCACTCGGACACTCTTCCAATGCTAGAATTGCACTTCTATATTTAGTTTTACGGAAAATAAAAAAGAAGAAAGAATAACCTCGTGAGGGATCGCACCTCATAGCCTGCTCGCTTGGTGGCTAGAACACTAGATCCGAGGAGATCTTTCTGTAATCTTTGTTATCTGATCCTTTTTGACTTTCTGTTGCCTGTGTTTCTAAAAGTAGGGGTAAGTGAATGACAATTAGGACACAACATTCTTAAGTTCTCTTCTTTATTGTTCGAAGCATCCCCATCTATGTGGTCAATTTCTATAGGAACCCTATTGGTATAAGGATTAATCTCATTCCATCCACATGATTCACAACTATTGTTACTTCTTTCACGAAGATAGTTCATTATATGTTTTGAAACTAATAATGTTTTCTTGCTTCTTATTCCATCATGTAGTCCTTTTTTCCACTCTGAGATATACTTTTTTCTCTGAAAGATTGTTTGGCATTTATGATCGCAATAGGTATTAGCATTTACAATTGGTTTGTTACAATTTTTACAGCTTTTTTCTTTTCTTTCTCTTTTCCTCATTTTGGTTTACCTCCTATACATATATATAGCCACTCTACCAAAAAAAGCAGTTTATAAACCTGCTTAGGTTTTTGGAGGTGAGTCCCGGACTCGAACCGGGAAGAAGGCATTACAAATGCCACATGATACCATTTCATCAACCCACCTAATGGCACTCCCGGCAGGATTCGAACCTGCGACCTAATGCTTAGAAGGCATTTGCTCTTTCCGGCTGAGCTACGGAAGCTTATGGTAGTCCACCGAGGGATCGAACCTCGAACCTACTGATTATGAGTCAGTTGCTCTAACCGATTGAGCTAGTGGACCACAAAGTAATATTCAGTTTTCATTCAGCTATTATCAGCAGGCAAGACCGAACTGATAAACCCATTTTACGGGCAACAAAAGATAATGTTAAGAGACAAGTTCCAAATCACGTTCTGTGTAGAAAGGATTCCAACGATTTTCACTGCCGTCGTACTGAACC